GGAGAGTGGCTCAAATGAGCATGAAAATCCGTAAGATAAGCGGCAATCCCCGTGATATTGGCAACATATGGAGGCCGAGGACGCAGGAGATGACTGGGGGGTTCAATCCCCGTGAGATGGGTAATTATGGTGATTTAGATGTCAATCCGAATGAAAATGCCGACGGGCTTTCTCACCATACTCGTCAAACGCCTGAAGATGGCGAAAGCACCGATCAGCGAAACCCCAAACTGCGACGAGATAAAGCATTGAGAGAATTGATACCGGGGCTTAGACACATTAGCATCCGCCCAGAAGATATGGATAGTGCCACAGATAGAAGCCCTATGATGGAATCTGAGAATAAATTGCTTGAATCGGGTCTGGGTGTGGATTTGGGGGCCAATGGCCTATCCTTAGCGGCAGGGGCCAATGTCGGCACGGTTCGCAGCGGCACTCCGCACGTTAGTTATGGTCATCCTTCTCGTGGGCGCATGATGGTTCGCACAAGTTATGATGTTGTATTCTCTGATATACTGAAAGGCCGGAGGAAATACAAAGGCAGACGGTATCAAGGGGACGAGGATAGTGAGGACGATGAGCGAAAATCCAAAGCGAAGAAAAAACGGGAACGACGACGAAAAGGAAAGAAGGGGAAGAAAGCCGGTGGAAAACACCAGTCAAGTGGAGGACGAGAAATCAAGTCAAAATCTAAGCGTCGAGCCGCATCTGCACGACGGCAACTCCTCGCTTCTGCACGACGACAATCGTTCCACCCCAACGTCCATAGCATTCCGTTGAGAATGCGTGGTTCCACGATGTCTGAGGGGATTCCTCTTAGAATCAGAGATCCTGTTGCATGGCAACGCAAACTGGCCAATGAGCGAGATAGGAGAAGCGAAGGGGCTATGCCGCGAGGGATGACTCACCACAGGTCATCTGAGGCTGGCGTCCATCAGGGGGCTACGAGAGGGAGTGTAATAGGGGGCAGAAAGGGCAGAAGCGCAAAACTCCCCTCCTCTGTAAAGGTCGGGACGAGCATGAGAGCAGGAGCCTCCGCTGACCGTATGACTGCTGATGCAATAGGCGACCCATTAGGGACTTCTGATTACTTGACTGTTAAATCGGAGGTTATATCCAAGAAAAAGCACGGATTGACGCGCACCGAACTTATCGCTTTCAAGAATAAGGTCGAGAGAATGCTGAAGTTAATCGAGAAACTTACAAAATCATCTCCAGAGTTAGAATGGGAGGCAAAGCGAGGGGGTCAAGCCAGTGAGGACAGAGCATCTGCTCCTATTGGCCCTTGCACCTTGAATGAGGAGATGAAAGCCGCATATCTCTTTGATGATACATCACTCGCTATACACGCAGGGTTAGCCAGTAAGAGGTGATTGGATGACATGGTTCCTCGATATGGATCACTTTAGTATCTCAAAATCTGTTGTAGTGGCTGATATAGACAACCTCATCGCGGCTATTCTTGGCATACAGGGGCCAGCCACTGCTGAAGCATTGGCACAGATAACCCCCGGCCTTCATCATCCAATGCAGGATTTTGAAGGGCAGGAGATGAATCCGTATGAGGCAGATGCCGTCGAAATGGCCATCAGAACTGGGCATCTCGCAGAACATTATGCTAAGATAATCCATAGTGGGCCGGGAACGCAGGGATACGAACAGGCCGTTCAAGAGGCATTGATGATTGGGCGGCCAATGGTTAATCATGCGGCACAGGAGCAGAATCGGTTGAACCAAGACAAGTTCAATCCCGCCCCTGTGCCATTCAGGGCCGATGGCTCTTTAGATCCCGCATATCAACAAACAGTAGTTTCATCTCTCGCAAAACAAACTGGCATTAGAGGCCGCGGGCGCAGTGATACATCTTTCAACCCATTCGACCCCGAAACTGGACAAGTAGTCACTCATCTGGTGAGCGGATATAGTCACGGAAATATCGAAGGATATTCACGATGGTATGAACCCGCTGCGAAACAGTTGGGTTATATCGAGAAGAAATGGAATAAGAAAACCGGAAAAGAATTGGGGCAACGGCGGTGGTTGATTCCAGCCCATTATGTCCATCGGAACCTCATAAGCATAAATGACCGGAATATGCTATCGAGAGTTGGTGAGATGGTTAAGGGCTTTCAAGAACAAGGATACACCCATGAGCAAATCAAGCAAGGAGTCCTTGATGACCCTCTGATATACCATTACACGCATCAAAGCCAACACGATCCTTCTTCGACTCATGGTCGGAATGGCCGTAAGGCAGGGGAGGCGCAGATGATTAGAGAAACACCACCCGAAGGCGTGGAAGATCAGATTACAGGGCCGGATGGCAGTATAATCCACCCCAATATGCGAGAAAGCAACTTCTGGCAGTGGCTTACTGCCCCGAAGGGGGCCGTCGGGGGGCAGAGGGAATACTCAAACCCAAAACTCAACGGAGGGATTTCACAGGCTCTGCAACAACATCATGGATGGACGCCAGAGGAGGTGAAGATGGTCTTTGACAGAGCAAGGCCGACGAAGGCCAATGGAGGCACGATGCCCGGTAGGAATGTGCGTGAGCGCATTCTCGCTTCGATATACCATCACGAGATGAGAGATGGAGTTGCACCTCAGTGGTATCAGGGGCAACATTTTGAGCATATACCGCAACAACCAGCCGCACAACCCACTGCACCCCCTCCGACTATTGCTCAACCGCCCGTTTCTGCGCCTCCGACCTCCGTTTATGCTCCTCCTGCCCCTGTTTCCGCGCCTCCTGCCCCTGTTTCGGCCCCTTTGCCGCCCGATCCGCGTCAGATGACTACTCCATCTCAAGAACGATTATTCGGTATAACATCAAATAGCCCCCCTGCCTCTGCTCGTTCCGTTATACCGCGGGGGAAGGGGGAACAAACAAGAATGTCAAGGCTGGCAGAACTGTTAGGCCGCCTCTCCGCATCGGACATTTTTCACCGTTCGGACGAATATCGCCCTGTGATCGAGGAATACATCGAAGATGTGCAAATGGAACTCGCAAAGGCGGTTATAGAGGACAAATTACCAATCAAGAAGATGGAGGTCGAGTCCCCATATGACGTGGCTATACTCTCAAGTCAGATTCAGAAACCATCAAGTGCGGTTATTGCGATATACCACACTCGTGGTGACTGGCGGAATATCGCCAAAACATTCGGCGTTCCGCATGACTCAGTGCAATTAGTGAAGGTGTCTTTACATGGATGATATGATTTTAGCCGCACGGCTGTTTGAGAAGGGCGATATGACTCAGAAAGCGTATATCCCTCAACTTAGAGGCGGTTCTGGTCTTATGGAATATGGCAAGAATCTCGCTACTGGTGCGGCGAGGAACGTAGTGGGAGCGGTGCGAGACAAGTTAGACCCGCTCGCGGAGCAGGGTCAAAGGGCGCGGCATCCCGGTTTGCCAGCCGAAGGCGCACCACTCCCTAACACTCCTTCACAGGCGGCGAATCTTGCAGCCATAGACCCATCACGGGTAGCCGCACCACCCACACCGGCCGCAACTGCCCCTGTGAATCAACCCGTTGGAGGGCCACAGCAAGACACCAATAATGATGGGCAACTTACAGCCGATGATACTCAGGAGCGAACTATGAACACAGAGGTGAAGCAGACGCTCGCACCCGATGGTTCTGTGGATACCACTCAAACTACTCACACTACAACAGATAAGAATGCAGATGGATTGGATGATACCACTGGTCAGCCAGTCAATTCGCCCGACCCTAATACCAATGCTACACCCACACCTACTACACCAGCGGCCAAACCCGCTACACCGGCCAAACCGACAGCGACTCAGAATATGGCTGGAAGGCAACAGGTGGCTAACGCTCAGAAACTAACCGAAACGGGTCACGGGGGGTTGTTGGCCAACATAGCGGGGTTCGGATTACCTGCAATGTATGGTGCGTATCAACGCCGTAAGGGACACAAACAATTAGCAAATCTGGCCGCAGGGGCTGGTGGGCAAACAAATGCCAATATGATTCGTGCTGACGGAACGGAGTTCTTGGACGATTACTGGAATCTCCAGAAAGCCAGAATGGAGGCCCGTGAGCGAGGAACCACGGAGGCCATTCGCAATGCCTACCGATGACTTATTTGAAGCCGCGTGGGAGGCTGTGTATGATGTCGAAAAGGGATTTTTCGATGATTTCAAGGCCGCAAGGCAGCATTACAACACGCAGAGAGTCGCGCAGGACGCACACAACAGAGTATATGCCAATGCACTCCAGCAATTATGGAGAGAGAAAGCCCCCGGCCTCCCTACTATGGATGAGTATCGGGCCGCCTTGCACAACGATGCGCTTTACCCAGAATCGGCACAAATAACAGAGGACGACTCCCCAGACGACTCCCCAGACGACCCTCCAATGGGCGTGGAACAAGCATTACAGATTCTCGCACCGGATCCACCCGAAGGTGTCGTAGTGCCGGATGTTGATGAGATAGTCGTGCCAAAAGAGGCCGAACAAATTAGTGAGCCTCCGGTGGAAACGGGCGAATCAACCCCTCCATCAGAGCGTATAACAGAACAAATCAGTAAGCCTCCAAAACCGCCTGAAGGCGCAACGGCTCCAGAGCCGGGTGATATTGTTGATACGACTGAAACCCTGCCTGAATCTGAGCCGGAGCCACTTGATGATGATGCGACCCCTACGAATGAATCGGAATTAGATGATTTTGCCGAAGAAGTTGCAGGTCAGCCCAGACCGACAGAGCAAACGGGCTTTCAATTCCCAACGTCGCAAGACAAATTGACTGGCCATAAGCACAAAGGAGGTCTGAGACAAGCCCAGACGAGTCTCACTGATTCGCCAATGGAGGCATTACAACACGCAGAGAAAGTCCCTTTGATGGATGTTCAAGGCAATCCTGTCAAAATGGGCAAACGGACTGGTTGGTATGCTCGTATGAGTAAATCCGGCAGAGGTGTGGAGGTGTTCAACGAAGCAGAACCAAAGGAGGCATGGCCAGTTGAGGATGTTATGAGGACTGCTGGTGTGACTAATCAGTGGGGCAGCCCTGTGAATCTTCCAAGTGGCACACCCCAATTACCCACAAAGAAAATCGGCCCTGCAACAAGCGGGAATTGGATTCATCCCGCCAAAAGAAAAGCGAAACATATGCAGGATCATTCAACAAGAGGTATGACCGAAATGCGCGATGGAGAACGGGTATTAGGAGAAGCAGGGCTGAAGGAGATGGATAAGCGACGGAGAGCCGTGGAGAGTGAAACCCGAAACCGGAAACCCGTAGGAACGGGCGTCTATTATCCAATGCCCGGAACCTATGCATTAGATCGAAAAACGGGCGAGAAGATCGCAAGCGAATCAATGGCTGTGGATGATGCATGGACTGTTGTGAAGAACCCTCACGCTAATCCATTCACTGATTTCAATAGTGTTCTTGCTATCAATGAGCAGAAACCGCCCGAAAGAGCATTTACACCCTCAGACCCAATAATCATGAAGGAGGAAACGCCGTTGCAGAAACTCAGACAGAATGGATTTGATATGAATCAGGGCGATAATTTGTCGTTATTGCCGTCCAATATGCTTCTGGATGAGGATATGGGGATACAGGATAATATGAGTCTGCTACCTACGGGGTGGCGGAATGAGTGAGGGCGTCCTTCAACTAACCAGTAAAGTCGATTTCGACATGGGGAAGCGCGATTTTCGATTCTTCTTTGAGGACATATGTGGCTTTCAATTGACGCCTTTTCACAAAGAGTGGTTCGACAATTCCGAGTCGAATAACAAAATCTGTATCATAGCCAGCCGTGACCACGGCAAATCAGTATTCTTCAGAGTCTATATCCTATGGAAGATGGCGTATAACCCCGGAACAGAGGTTCTATTCTTCAGTCACAGCCAACATCAGTCCATAGACCATATGGGCAAGATGGATGAGTTGATTATGACAACACCCGCGTTGGCTCATCTCAAACCTGCTCGTGGTTGGGCTAAACAATTATTCCGATTCACCAACAAGTCCTCCATCCGCGCTATGTCTATCGGCAAAGCGGTTCGTGGGGCGCACCCTGACATAGTGGTGCTTGACGATATACTGTCCAGTGAAGCCGATACTCAACTCAAGTCGATATCGACGTGGTTTTACACCGCACTGCTACCCGTTCTTCACCACTCTGCCCAGTTATGTGTAGTGGGGACTCCGTTCTCATTTACAGATCTCTATTCCGAATTGAGGGGTTTGAATGGGTATTGCGTCAATGAGTATCCTGCAATTAACGAAGAAACAGGTGATTGCTTATGGCCTGAAAGATGGAACTTGGACGCATTGAACGTGAGAAGGGGCGAAATGACCTCCATTGCATTTACTCGTGAATATCTGTGCAAACCCATAGCCAGTGAATCCAGTCTATTCCCAGAGGAGATGCTTGAATTGGCAAAGGACGATTCGATGGCACTGTCCTATTATCCTGTTTCAGATGAATCATTGAATTATTACGTTGGTTGGGATCCTGCAATAAGCGCAGATAGAAGGGCGGACTATACTTGCATGATGGTTATAGCGATGGACGAGAATCGGCACAAACGCATCGTTCATGTCCATCATGAGAAAGGGATGGATTTCAATTCACAGATAGACAAGATAATCGAACTCAATGCCCGATTCAACCCCGTTATAATCGAATTGGAAACTAACAACTTTGCTATGGCATTCAATCAAGTATTGAGAGAAATCAGTGATTTGCCCATTAAGCCATTCAATATGAATCGTATGAAGAAGGAAGCATTGATTCATTCGCTTCAACTTCATTTTGAACAGAAACATCTCGCTATTCCGTTCTTGGATGAAGGTTCCACGAAGCGTCATATGACGGCCCTTATGTCTGAATTATCTTACTTCACGATGCTCGATAATGGTAAGATGGAAAGCCTCGGAGCGCACGATGATATGGTAATCGCGCTCGCACTTGCTGTGCAAGCCACGAAGGAGTATCGAGAGAATATAGTTATCCTCGACGGTGCGGTCTGGCAAAAGCGATTAGGGTGGTCAGATGCATAGAGATTACCTCATACCAATGCAAGGCATTGAAAGCCTCGCTGACTCGCTGTATAAACTGAATGAGGAGGAGCAATTGGCCGCCGACGAAACAAGGATGGCCCAAGAGCGGCTTACAGCAGCGCAAGAAAAGCAGCGAAACGCCGCCCAAAAGCCAGTTGATACTCGTCAAGATGCAGATATAGAGGGGATGGATATGGAAGGAAGTGGCCCCCCGACGGATCAAGAAGGCACGACTCTGCCCCCAGAAGCCCCATTACCTCCATTCCAGCGTTCATGGTTCATTGAAAACTTCGGAGTCACAGGGAGCGAATTGACGGAGATTTTAGTCAAAGCCAATGATTTAGTGACTTTGGATGCTATTCAGCCCCTGCTTAGACTGGAAAAAGAGGCGATACTCGCGCACTTTGTCGGTGTCTCTCCTTCTTTGGTGAATGATTTGCCGATGACAGATAAGGATTACGACGCATTGAATAAGAATGCAGAGCGGTTGGATTTGCCGTTTAGGAGATTCGTCAAGTGTTGGACTTCTTCGGATGACGGGGGTAAGGCAGATGCAGAGAGTTTGTGGCGCACTACTATTGACAAATCTGAACGCTTGTCTAATAGAGAACGGAATATACTGCTCAAATGCAAAGTCATTCTCGACCAAAGAGGTGCTTTGAACGCCCAGACACTAAAATCATATGGCGTTCAAGCCAGTCCTGCCGAGATATCATCACTCATCAAATCACATGGTTTCCTATACGATATCATATCAGTAGGCCAATTTAGCAAATCAGTAGGCCGTGGGCTATTCTATGACGTGAGAAGGCGTGAGGTATTGCTCAAAGATGCAGATCGTTTCATAGCCGGATTGATAGAAAACAACAGTATATTCAAGATGGACGCACGTTTCTATCCTCGACTTGAAGTAAGATTTGCAGCCCCTACTGCATCATGGTATGCTTCGGCTCTTAAGCGAGAAATGGGAGTTGAGAACATCAAAACTCAAGGGATGAATCTTATCTTTGAGGGAGAACAAGCAGTTTTGAAGGCATTGGAAGTATCTATGCCTCATCTTAATGGCAATTCGCCCGATGCCACAAGGATGCTGAAAGCGTTGCAGGGTGATGAAAATGCACTCATTATTGTAGCATATGACTCCTCTAAACCGGAAGATAGGAGCCGAATACTACGAAAACACAATATCTCAACCGATGACTTGGAAAACATACGAGAGGAGGTGATGGCTGTTGGCAGTTGATGAAAAGAGAATGGAACGGCTATTCTCAGCCATTGGAATGGATATGGAGCGTCATAGCACTCCTATCCCTTCTATGCCTCTATTCACTGCTGGTGTCCAAGAGCCTCCTTTGCTTCAAGGGATTACCATTCCTGCTCTTTATGCTGCTGCCTATGAGTGCATGGTTTTACGCTCGATTCTTCAGCATTTATCTGTTGAAACATTCCGAAAGGGATGGGATTGGAAGGCGAAGTTTGTAGTAAGGTGTAAGGGGTGCGAACAGGAATACCAGCAACAGGTCGATGAATGCAAATCATGTGGTGGCGAGGTGAGGAAGGCAGATCGTGGCCAGATAGAGTATGCCGAAGGAGTATTGAACAACAATAACCGAATGACTCAGACTTTCATAGATATCCTCAGAGAAGTGGAGATGGATTTGAACATAGTCGATGATGCGTATCTCGTATTGACGAAGGAATACTTCGTTGATCCCGATTCCAAGAAACCGATGTTCTTCAGAATCAGGGAGGTATCGAGAGCAGACCCTATATTCATGCGTATTATGTCTGATAAGCGGGGAATAAGAGGCGGAACCCAATATACGAGCCTCATAGACCGTTCTTACAGAACAAGTGACCCCACGAAGGCTTGCCCGATTTCAGGGATGCCTGTCGTCCCTATCCATTACATCAATCTCGCGGGCGTAGGTAATGGGCAAGTCTATACTGAAGGTGAAATTATCCACATTAGTAAGTGGTCGCCATCGAAACTGTATGGGCGTAGTCCTGTCGCTACCATGTGGCGGCAAGTGAATACACTCATCGCTATGGATAACTATGTCTATTCTGCATATCAGAAGCGCAGAATGCCTCGTGGAGTCATGGTAATCAAATCATCCAATATGGAAACAGTTGAGAGGACAGCGAGGAACATTCAGGAGCATCTTGAGCGTGACCCTAACTACATCCCGACTATCGGTGTCGAAACCGAGTCTGGTCGAGGTGGGCTTGAGTATGTCCGTATGATGGATACGCTTGAGGAACTCCAATATATCCCTATCAAAGACGACATTCGTCAGCGTATATCGGCATTCTATGGTGTATCTAACGTGTTCATGAATGATGTTTCAGGCGGCGGCTTGAATAATGAGGGTATGCAGATTGTAGTCAGTAATAGGTCGATTTCATACTCTCAATCAGTGTATAACAGGCTTGCATTCCCTCAATTACTGGACGCATTCGGCATAACTGAATGGGAAATCACATTGACTCCTCATGAGGAGGAGGATGAAATCATGCAACTACGCCGCGATGAGATGGCTATCCGCAACATGATGCAGATGAAGCAGTCTGGTTATGAGGCGAAACTGCGCGATCAGATAGACGATAAGTATCTCACATTCGACTTCAGGGAACCAACTGAGGAAGAAGTGGAGGCGGCGAAGCAAGAGCAGATGGCCGCAGAGGCGGCTAAGGGTGGAGGTGGAGGCGCACCTCCGGCGGCTCCCGTTCAGAAATCTGATGAACCATGTCCGACCTGTGGAAAAGAGATTAAACCCCATAATCAATGGCCGTGTGCTTGCTACACAGGATGGCGAGAAACAGCAGATTGCCCGAAATGTAAGACTGAGGAAGATGTCGCCACTCTCGATGAGTTTGGCGGTATGTGTGAAGATTGCAGGGGTGAATAGATGACAGCATTCGACCAAGCGTGGAGTGTGGTGAAGCGGGGTCTGCTCGATGATATCCACGGAGAGAGCGTAGTGATGTCGGCACTTTCACCCACTCAAGGAACTGAATTGAAGCCCATACGCACCCGTCATAAGCGTCATCAACGATTCTCACGCACAGGGAGAGGCAGATCTCCAGACCACATCAAGAGGAGAGAGGGCGGCCCTTCGCTTGGGAATACCAAAGGCCGAGTTTCGGATATAGGAAAACCCAAAGAAACCGCCGCTGAAGCATCTGTGAAAGCGAAACTAAGGAATGCGGGAGTCGAGGGGTCGAGGTAAAGGCTAATGAACGATTGACTTACAGGGGGGAACGATTACAATGAGCGATGGCTTTGATATACTGGTCAAGATGAATCCAATGGCGAGGCGAGCAATTGCTTGTCTTGAGGCCGTTGAGAAGGCTACCCTGCTGAATAACCGCGATGATATTGAAAAGAATCTGGAGGTTGCGCGAAACGCCATCTCTATGATGTTTGACGATTTAGGGTTGCATGACAATTTAGTCAAGGCTGGTAATCAAAGTCCAACAGATTCGCAAACTGGAATCATAATGAAGTATGATAACACCGAGAGCGACATTAACGCCAATGACAATGCAATCGCACTCGGAGTAGTTCGCGCCGGACGGACGAGCAATGTATTCCGTCCTCATGAAGTGTATTGAGGGTGGTTTAGTGTCGTATTCAACAAGAGGTTCGATTTCTGAGCGAATGAGAGCGTTGCGTGTCGATAATGGCGGCCCCATTCGCAAACAAGCACCTATGGCGGGGCCACCACAACCAAGCCCCGCTCAACCAATGCCACCAGATCCGGCTATGGCATCAATGCAACAGCAGATGCCAATGAATACCCCCGGCCCCAATGGTATGCAGGGTGCAGGTATGGCTCCTTTACTGGCAATAGCCGGTGAAATCGAAGGAATCATGGATGCATCCATAATGACGATGGCATCAGCAGAAGAATTGCTTTCAGTATCTCGTGACGCGGATGCGGGCGACCTTGCTATGGCTTCTCAGGCATTGCACAGTTTGGAGGGGACACTCAAGCAGATTAAGCACACCGAGTTGGGGATAGTAGCCGAATTATTCCGTAAGGTGCAAGCAGGAATAGAAAAGAATCAAGCAGAGGGGCAACTTTCGACGCTAATGGGTGGTGGGGTGTAATGACTGACGATACTCAACAAGCGATGGAACTTGTGAAAGAAGTGCTTGCAGAACTCAAAACCGTCAAAGGGCGGGTTGAGCAACTTGAAGCGGAGAACCTCAGATTGACAAAGGCCGTTGAGGATCCACAGATAATGATGCAAAAGCAGGGCTGGATGAAGTTCGTCACCCCTCATGCTGATGAAACATTCGATCCACTCAACCGCGATGCCGATGTAGGCGGCACAGGGCCGTTTTCAGGCAGTGGAGATATAATCGCTAAATCACGCTTCGATGAGTTGCAGGAGTGGGAAGATGCTGAAAGGGAGATGAGAGGATGACGATGAAGTTCTCTGACCCTCTGACGGAAACCCCTGAAGGGAGGCTTCTCGCTATCAGCAGAGGCTTACTGAAGGCTGTTGAGAAGAATACTAATTGTATGCACAAAGCAGGTAAGACCTGTAAGAACTGCTACAAATCAGACCGAGGAGATGGCCCCAAACCGAAGTTGCCCAGTCCGAAGGGGAATAAGAATAAACTCAAGTCCGATGCAACAAGCGAGTTCCTAAGAGAACGCGGCATCATTGCGAAGTATGAGCAGGAGCATTCTGTGGATAACCAAGTGCCTCAATTCATGGAGATTTCAGGGCAAACAGAGATTAGAGCGGCAGGATACACTACCAATCAACGACTCCCCCACATAGGAGAGGGCAACGCTCTCAAACCTATTAGTGAAGTTGCTAAGATGCCCAAAGTATCCCAAACTGGGTATGATGCAAAGGGTTCTTCGCTTCATATGCACATGAATGATGGAAGCAATGGCGTTCTTGATGATAATCGCGCCCCCATTGAGGAATCATTGGCTGAATTGAGGGTAATGAAAGCGGGCGGTCAATTAGGCATTGTTGAGGAAATTGCGGGGTTGGTCGAAGAAGTCTATACCCGCCTATGAGGTGGGAATATGGCTGAAGATCTCCCAAGAAACCGCACGGATGTCGTCCTATCATGCATAATTGGGCTTGAACCCCCTGTCGTTAGGTATCTCGATTCGCTGAATGGCCAGCCATTCACTAAGGCTGACATGGCCGCATTGGCCTCTGCTTCTGGCGTTGCGCCATATTCAATGAGGGACTTGAACGAGCCTATCCCTCCTTCGGAGATGGTTATCCCTCAAGATTTCCAATCATACCTTGCAGGACATAGCAGGATTTCCACATCATATTCTAACGATTGGCCGATGGCCGATGGGAGTAATCGCTTTGGCGAGCATCATCCGTTTGGGATGGCTTCTAATTGCTGCCCACTTCTTCATGGAGCGGCTCATGGAGAACCAGAGTATATTCCGCTCCTATTCGATTTCATTGGAGAGGCTGCTGAACAGCACCGGGACGCCGAGCGGCAGAATAAGTTGCATCATGATGAGACTTCGCTTTACGGGCAGCCTACCGAATCAATGCTCGATCTGTATAAGCGAGGCAGGGAGCAAAGCGGATATGGCGATGACGATGAATGGGAGGCTGCTAAAACCGATGAATTAACTCATAGATTCGGTTTATTGCCCTATTTGTTTGGTTTGGAATGGAATACAGAGGAGCAAAGGGATGCGTTTTTCGACATCATTGGGACGATGGCCTCATCGGAAAAGGCCGATTCTCCCAATGCGAGAAAGGCGATGAATGATATTCAGCGAAAAACAGGCATTACATGGGATAGGGCATTGCGTAGTTGGAGAGATAGATTCACTCCGATGAAGGCATGGTGGATGCGGCCGAGCGACCAACACGGCCCCACTTCATCAGGAGATAACTCGATTACATCACCATATGTTGAGGGTGAAAAAGGGCATAATCACCATTGGTGGGAGCCATTTCAGGCATGGGGTGGTGTCGGCAGAGATAGCGAATCATTGTATTCTTTGTTATCACAATCCTATCCCAAGATATTCAATGACGGTTGGTTAGGTCGTTTTCTAACTGACGGGGTTGAGATAGAGGGGCCGCATATGCTCAGTGGTTCTCATTTTCCGGCCACTAATTCTAATTCCGGCTATGAATCGACCCTTACCAGACCATCGACAAATCTTGACTTTGAACGGCGGCAATCGAACTGGCGGCACGTCGCCAATGGGCATCAAAATCATCCATCGAATCCCCAAGAAGGTATGATGAATATCCCTGCGGATGCTTTGCAGATGAGTAAATTGGGGCGTAATATCGCATCAATTTCGGAAATGGGGACTCCGCGAAGCGGCCGTTTGCGCGAGAACCACCCTAATTCACAACAAGAATATCACGATCTTCACAACCGCCACTACTTGAACACTGATGAAGCACTGATGGGGCTTGTCGGAGAAATGGCCAGTAAGATTGGAAAGGAACATGGAATTGAGCATTTGGTATCGAATGGCACGGACATCAACCAAAACACCGTTGCTGCGGGCAATCGCGCTCAGTTAGCCGCCGCCGCCAATTATCGTTTGATGCGAAAGAAAGGGATTTCGCCTAAGAGCATCGACATACCGATGGTGAGTGGTAAGGGCGGTCTAACGACGGAAGCGGGCAAGTTTGGCCCGGTTCATCCCACATCAGAAGCCATAGCCCCCCCTATATTCAATACAGGCAATACCGATGCATGGAGTCATGATATGCCCGCTACGCTCGCATGGAGGTGGGATAGAGATTTAGATGATGTATCATTCTCAGTCAAAGATGAACCATTCACAATAGCCCAGAGAACACCTCATGCTGGTTTCCATTCAAAGATAGACCCTTCATTTGCGACTAAGCAAGTGACTAACAAGCAACGGGAAATCAACGCCCTGTCCAATCACCCGTATGGATACTCATCCTTATCTTTCGATTTACACAAATCCGATGATGATTATGAGCCAACAGGGGTGTTTGAATCCCTCATTGAACCGGGACATATCCTACGGGATCTTGATGATATTGATGGGTTGAAGGGCTTTAGCGGAGAATGGGTGGTTCAAAAGAAGCCCAAAGGAAAGCACGTTCTCGTCAAGAAATCTGGGAAAAGCATTGAACCGATGAGTCTGCCCAGTAAAGTGAAGAAATCACTCAAAGATAGCATCAAGGGCGATATGATAATCGACGGCTATGTCGATGGAGATGTCCTCACAGTTGTTGATTTATTGGTGCATAAGGACACGGATATGCACATGGAACCACTATCAGATAGGGTCGATGTTTTGAGGACATTGTATCAAAGCACAGACAATGTGCATTTTCCATCGCCCATTTCATGCGTTAGCACGGACGAAGAAGGGCTAATCAAGACAATAGCCAATTTCGATAGAGATAACCTATTGATTCGTGATGCCCATTCGACATTCATGAAAGGCAAAGAGGTTCATCCTAAATGGATACTATACGCGCAAGATGATATTAGCAAACAAATCCCACTCCCTCCATTACCCGAACTTAGCATACGAGGCTCAGAGATCATATTGGAATATCCTTCAATCTATCAACCAGTGGTGGTTAAGACAGAAATGGATGCGATAGGAATGTTTGTTTCGGGATACGAGGGGTTGCCCCATCTTGTCAAACAGGCACAGACTCAATTCGGGATATGGAGTCCCGTAGCGGCTCTTTTCATGAAAGAAGGTGCTGCCGGAGGTGCTACTGGTGCATTTACATCGGGCGATGTAGGGGGTGGTTCAAAGGCACTCCATTCTATTCCGTCTGCCAGAAAGCGACCAGTAAAGCGAAAATCGCTCGACAAAGCCCCAGAGGTTGTCACGGAAGGAGAAGGCGATGATGACGATATTGTATCCGCTATCATGAGAAGGGCGCGAAAAGCAATCACTGATGATGATAAGGCTTTGACTGAGGAAGATTTGTTGTCAAGTGTTGATGGTTTGAGGGCTGAACATCTGAAGCGTTTTGCTGGTGAATATGGCCTTGAACAGACTGAAGATGGTCTATGGACAGTTAATGAGGCCATAGATGATGATGTAGTTGAAATGCCGGATGAAATCGAGAAGTTTGCATTTCCGCGTATGAATCGCGCTTCGCCCGATGGAGGAGCGTGGTCGGGAATGCAAGCAGATATCACAATGCCCACTGGCCCGACGGAGATTACTGATGAGGAGAATACTACTTTTGGCGATCCGCGACAAGGAGAGGAACAGGCGGATGCCACTGAATTATTCAAACCAATGCAGATTCGTATTCAAACTGAGGATGGCGATGCCATTCTTGAAGTGAATGAAAATCGTGCAATTGTGCGCTTTCCGCGTAAAGAGAAAGGGTTTGAGGAAAACGAGAAGGATGTCGAACCCGCTATTCGGGATGATGATGCGTTGTTATGACTGACAGGGCTATCATGAGGTCATTCATATAGGATTGGACTGAAACGTGCTGTTCAATGGCTACGGCACAGATGCTCCAACCCTCCATTAGTTGGTCTGCTTTCGGTTCTGATTTCATCTTGAAGCAGGATGCAGATGGCGATTTGTATGTAGCCGGATACGCAAGCGTGGATATGGTGGATAAGCAGGGAGACAGGATCCCTTCAGCCGCATTGAAAAAGGCATTCAATAGTTTCATGAATAACAAGGCGTATAGAAACGTGCAACTCGCGCACAGTGGAATACAAGTGGGTGAAGTTGTTGATTCCTATTCAGATTCACAAGGTCGTGTATGGAAATCCGAAGTGGATGACATGGGCCTATTCGTCGTATGCAAGATACGCAGCGACATTCAGAAAGCACGAGAAGTGCAAAAGCAGGTGCGCGACGGAGAACTCCGCGCCTTTTCAATTGGCGGACAGGCATTGTTCCGCGTCACAAAAACCACTCCCGAATTAGGAACCCACCGTGAGATCACCGACCTTGAGTTGCATGAAATCACCCTTTGTAAGAAGGGCATCAACCCAGAGGCGCGATACACAATCCTAAAGATGGACGAAACTGAAGAAGTGAGCAAAATGACAGACAGCGAAGCATTGACTGAAATAAGAGATAATCTGGCCGATGTGCTAAAGGCACTCGACAAGAACGAGGAAAAGACTGAGGAGAAGTCCGAGGAGAAGTCCGAAGAAAAGACTGAGGAGAAGTCCGATACCGAGAAGTCGCACGATGATGGTGCGGTTGCTTACATCGACACTCTTGAGAAGTTCGCACACGAGCAGGGAGTTAATCTCGATGCTGTTCGCGCACACTTCGGATTGGAGAAGGCATACCTGCAAGAAGGCAGTGGTGGCTACTCGCACCGTGGAATGGGCGACGAGGTTGGAAGTGGCGAAAGCGCATCCGAGCCTACATACCCATCACTATCGGCTCCCGGTGGCAACAAGTATGTCATCAAGCAACCCGGTGTAGGCAATATGGCTTACAACGGGCCAAAGGGCAACAAGAATGTCATCAAGGCCGATGAAATCACACCAGAAGGACTGGAGCGTGGCTACCGTGCATACGCTTCCATCCGCGATGAGGACGCATTGAAGGCTCTTGTCAAGCAAGACTGGGAGAATCGCTACGACGCTGAGACTGCTCAAGCACTTGAAGTCCAGAAGGCAAACGATTACTCCGGTCAGATTGCGGCACTAAAGGCTGAATTGGCCAGTGTCAAAACTGAGTCCGCTGAAATCCAGAAGTCTGCATCACCCGCAGTAAGTGACATACGCATTCCAAGCCACGACGAGTTCGCCGCAATGGGGACTGGTCTTGATGGATGGAGAGCCACAGAGGAGTTGGCTCGCCGCGCTCTAAGGGGCGACGACCCGGAGGTCGCAAACCGAGGCTAATCGCTTCGTGGAAATGGAGATAACAGGAGGAAATAGAAATGAGTGGATCAAGAGGATACATCAGGACAATAGAGGACATGGAGAGGCTATACTACGGTGCGGGCGCAGGTGCGAACGCATGGGCTTACTCTGGAACAGACTTGCTAAAGGCTGACTCGCCATTGGTAAGTAGCACAACAGGAACCTACCAAGCGATCTTTGGACGCAAAGTATGGTCACAACTCAATCAGGAGTTCAATGCATTTAGCATACTCCCCAAGAAGCCGTGGGAGAAGTCTGGATGGAGGGTCGTCACCGACAAGCCTGACAGGGCAAAGGGTGGCGGTGTTGCTGAGAATGCAACCCTACCAGAATCGACCAAGCCGACCTTCGCAGAGGTCAGCACCAAGCCTAAGACCGTGGCTCACACCTTCGACCTAAGCGAGACAGCAATGTTCCTCGCCGACAAGGACGACGGACTTGGAGATGCAAGAGCAGTAATGAAGATGGAGATGGCAAAGCACCACGCCGAGCATATCAACGTCATGCTCTTGCAGGATCTCGATACCCCCGCAGGGAACAACTACGAATCCCTCGACAGGTGTCTTTCATCGGCTTTCGTTGAGACAGCCTCCTTTGGAGATGTCAGCGCAATAACCGATCACAACCAATACAACATCACCCGCTCCACTGGTTCAGCACGTCAGTGGTATGATTCCAACGTGGATGCAGGTTCGACTGGGACAGAGAGAGCATTGAGCCTCAATGTCATGGACGGAATGTTCCGAAGCGTTTGGGAGCGTGGTGGTCAGCCAAAGGTCATCCTAACTGGCTACGACACACTGGAGAAGGTTCAGCAACTACTCCAGCCACAGCAGAGATTCACTGAGATGAAGCGCGTCGTTCCCGGCGTGAATGGAGTCAAGGGTGTTCCGGGTATGGAGGCGGGCTTCGTGGTCGCTACCTACAACGGCGTCCCACTAATTCCATCGAAGGATGTCCATGCCGAATCCGGCGGACTATCCCGAATGTATTACATCGACTCTGATTACCTATACTTCTCGACAGCCAAGCCTACACTATACCACGAGTCGGGCATTGAAACCGGAGATCCTTTCGGAATCAACAGACTCGGACAGATGGGTATGTTCCACACAATGGGCGAACTATGGCAACTGTTCTATGGAGCGCATGGCAAAGTGAGGGACTTGAGTGCCTGATATTCGGATCGAGAGGAAAATAAGGAGGAATAAGAAATGGCAAACACAAACCTGACAGGAAATGGAACAATAGTCTTTGACAGTCGCCTTTGGGGCGGAACAAGCGAGGACGATACAGCATGGCTACAAAGCCCAATCGGAAGCAACAGCGCGACAGGGACAATCAGTCTCGGTATCGTTGATGTAGTAGTGACTGACGGAGATGCGGCTCTCGCATACGACTTGGCACTATCGACTAACGCAATTGTCGGAGCAGAACTCATAGGCATACTAAGCGCACACAACATCACAACCGCGGCAGGAAACGCCTTCACAGTTGCAGGAAATGTATCAACGACTACTTTGCTCAAACTGACACCGGCTTCCGGCGGTCAGGATGGCGACACAGTTAGGATCACATTCCTATACCGATGAGGTAGGCCAAGATGGCTCTAAGGCTTCGGTATATTGGCGCAAGACCCTACACCGAGTTTATGGTGAATGGAGTAATGGTCGGCTTTTCGCGTGGTATGGAACGCGATGACATTGATGACGATTGGATCAGGGAGCAGATAATCCCGGCAATCGCTAATGGCGTAAAGATGTGGGAGGTCGATGACCTTTCATCTCAAGCAATGGCTTCGGTTCTGGTTGAACCTGAGCCAGAGCCTGAACCTGCCGCGATTGTCGTGCCAGAGCCAGCAGTTAGCGAGATAGTCGAGGAAGTCGAGGAAGTCGAGGAAACAGTCGCCACTTCAGGCGATGTTCTCCTTGATGGCGGTTTTGACCAATCAATGACACGGGCGCAAATGATGTCTTGGTGTTCAGAGCGAGGGATATCCGTGCAAAATACTGATACCAAAGCATCATTGACTGATAAGGCCCGTGAGTTTATCACGGGGGCTTCTGAGTGACCGACTCATACAACGACATAGATGATGGCGTAGGCCGTTATGCAAGTCGCACTCGCATCAATCGCAGAATCCTAACTCTGTCCGCAGATGGCACTAATTCCCTCAATGGGACATTAGACCTCAATGGTAAAATCGGGCGGATAGTGCTTGATTGTTCAAGAGTGACTTGCGGTTCCAATACAGCAACTGGCGGATCGCTCAAGATTACAATGGATGTCGAGGATACGGGCGGAACAGAATACCCTTACTGCGATACAATAGCGGGGCTTGATGTAAGAACGGCAAGCAATACACCATTGAACTTTCAAACATCAGAAGGCGGCAACATGAATGCCGATGGAGGGGCTACAAGTGGAGTTCATTTCACAGTATCTGCCCCTGCTAATTCAACTACTGGTGGCGTGACGATTGATGAGGCCGCATCGTGGAATGGGCTTGTCTGTGGGCAGGTGAGATTTACGGTTGCGACCTCAAATAGCACATTTTCGGCTGGTTCAATCAGACTCATCATTATTCATGAATAACCGAACGGTTATAGAGGATTGAACAGAGAGGGATTGCTATATGGCACTGACTGTCCTTCAACTCGGCCGCACGAATGTCACTGGAAACCGACTGACTGTTGCACTCAAAATTACCCCAGACAGTTCATGGCTCGCAGCAGGGGAGTCATTGGATCTCACAACTTATGTCTCTAATATCGAAACTGTCCATATCGAGAGTCCGGGTGGTTATGTATTCAATTATGACCGCACTAACAAGAAACTGCTTGCATATGAAGCAGGGGCTGATGGTGCGGCTCTCGATGCAGTAGCAGATTCGACTAATTTGTCGTCGCTGTCAGTGTATCTCTCGGTCACGGGTGGGCGAGCCTGAGTGGGGCTTGCCTATGAGTCTGCAACTCGATGACATTTGCTTTGAAGAAGCACACGAGATAGAACGCCGCCGTAAGGTGCGTATGGCTGAGATAGCCAACCCCGAAGGCTCATCTATTGGCGAGGACGATTCGCCGTTCAGTAGCCGTAATTTAAGTAAGGCTGAGACTATTCACATTCCATTGACTGGCAAACAGCGATATGATATACAGAACATAGGGACTGGAACGCGCTGTATGTCGTGTGGTCTGTTGCATTTCTGTTGGACTCCCCACTGTGCAGGGTGTGGTGGGCCAATGGATTACAATTTGGGGGCGCACAGCAGATGACGGACTTCAACAAGATCTGGGAAGATATCGTCAAAGGCACTGTTGCCTGTCGGGTATGCGGTGAAATGGGGGATACTAATGAGATATGCCCTCAGAGTTCCCCCGACTCAAGCGGAAATCAGAGGACTATGGGGAATTGCGATAGGCGTCGTAATTCTGAGATTCCTCGACATAGCCATATGGTTAGGCAGAGGCGAAAGCAAAAGAAGGAGAGGGGTGGATGAGTAATGCCAAGAGTATTCAATCCGGGCCATAGACCCAATCAGCCACTCTATCCAGACGATCTGGCTTACACTACGGTTGCTAATATCGAAGCATACCTCCAACTGCCTGAACAGAAACCGACTTTGCTTGCGGCTGATACAAGTGTGGCCAGTAGCACAATACGAATACCAGTCAATAATGAAGATTATCGGCGTTGGGGCTTTGCTTCTGGTGATGTTGTCACGATTTATGACGATGTTGATGCGTTGGGGAGTAGCGTCACGCTTACTGGTGTGGCATCATCCGGTGCTTCGGGTATCATCAATCTTCTGGCAGCAAATCCCGGCACAGCATATACTAAAGCGAATAACGCTACCATTCAACCTCAATCAATACTCACGAACAGCAAACAACGCGGCATAACCAAGTCACAGGTCGAAGATATCATTCGTCGGAGACAGGATTACATTGATCGCATAACACGACAGGCATGGCGGCCCCGTATTGTTGTCGATGAATACAAAAACTTCACCACATTCAAGCCATATCGTCGCCGATACTACACAGATTATGTTGGAGCGGTTTATCTGAACCATCGTTCCGTGCAAAGGGTATTGCGAATGGGGGTTTGGCAAGGCGACAAGTATCGTGAATTGGCGGCATCGAGAGTCAAATTGCTGGTTCAGAACACTCATCAACTCACAGGAACTCCTAAGATATTCCTTTGTCCGAACATAGCCCACACTGCGATTCTATCCAGTGGGACTACTTCTTCAACGTGGCAGAAGGATTTTGGCCCGAAGTCCGTCGCAACGGAAATAGCGAATCTCATCAATCAGGACACAGAATCAGGAAAAGTGGCCGTGCAAGTGGGGTCAATGACTGAAAATGGCAAAGCATTGAATGTCAGTCACGAGTTTTTGGCTACGGCTAACAGTGACGAGGGCGATGGCCAGATTCATATCAGCAGTATGCGCTCAACCGATGAAGGCGAGCAGACCACCATTGCTTTCACTACATCGAACTGCTTTGTTGCATCGTTAGGCACGGATGTCAGTGCGAATGTCCAAACCACGGGTTCTTCCTTTGCTGTCGATGACGGTTCGGTTTTCGTGGAAGGAAATGGTTTGTATTATTTCGACGGCTCCAATGGTGCGCTTCATGTTGCTCGTTGCACGAGAAGTGGAGATACTATCACCATAGCCGATGATTTGACTTCATCATTCCAATCCAACCTTACTAATGTCACAGTATTGAAGCAGATCAAACTCCTGAGCGATTCAGTCGATGAGCAAAGGCAGAAGGATTGGTGGTCGATGGAGGATGAAGGAGCAATTCTGTTCAACAACCAGTATCCATTCTTTGAGAATCACAGCCTCAAGATTTCCTACATCTATGGGGAGCGGTATCTCGATAAGGCCATAGAGGATGCTTGCACCAAATTAGTGGCGATAGATGTAATGATGACCGATGATTACTCTGCTTTATTCCCCGAAGGGACACAAAACGTCGATCTGAATGCCAAAATACAGAAGTTAGAAGAAGAAGTCAAGCGGATTCTCGTCCCGTATCAAGAGAGCATTATCGTAGCAGGTATGGGTGGTTGAACTGTGGATGATTACAGTAAGATGGTAAAACGGAGAGGAAAGGCATTAGACGCCCTCTCCAAAGCAATAGATGACCTTATCCTCAAAGAACCGGCTATGGCTAAAGTCATAGAACAGAGGGAGAGAGAGGGGCCGCTACCAGCGGGAATTGAGATGTCGGACGAGGACATCAATAGATTGGTTGAGATTCAGATGAAACAGAATCCTTACCGAATGGCTTTAGAACAAAGACGGAGAGAGTTGGACGAGGTGATTCAGAATGGCTGATGCGATATCTGCGGTGCGTGATCTGATTGAATCTAATTGGACTAAGCCGCCGAAACCGTCTATTGAGGATATCGCTGTTCTTGACAGAGGCGACGCCAAGCGCGTTAGGATGTTGGATAACGATGTTATTCGTATCTTTGAGACTGCTCACAATGAAGCGCAACCTGAGTTGCTCTATGATTATGTGAATAGACACGTCAATATCACTCTCGATGTGAGGACGGTCAAGAGCAGGGAACGATTATCGGAACTTAGAACCGAGGTTCGTAGGATTCTCCACGCATTCAGAAAGGGCGACGGGGTTAATTTTGACCGTTTGATATTCAAGACAAGGACTGATCTCTCAGATCGGTCAAAAAAACTGTTCAGATATACAATTCAAGCAGAAGTAGTGACTTTTGCTTTGGTTGCAGGGACTGACGATACAGTAGTAAATCCATTTACTGGTGTCGTTTCGGCAAGCACTACCTATCAAACATATGATACAGGTCTGACAGAGATAGCGAACCTCACACCGACCAACGGCTATGTCATCATTGGCGATGGTTCATCATGGACTACTTCGGCAGTGGCTGGCGACATAACTGCCGTCACAGCCGGGACGGGGTTGAGTGGTGGTGGGGTGACAGGCGATGTCACATTGAATGTCAGTGGCCTCACCGTATCAGAATTAGCCGCAGGTAGCCTTCAGATAAGTTCTGAGGCGTTTGCAGACAACGACACTACCCTGATGACCTCGGCGGCAATACAGGACAAGATACTGTCCTATGGCTATACCACGGCAGTAGGTGATATTACGGCCGTCACGGCCGGGTCTGGGCTGACTGGAGGGGGGTCAAGTGGCGACCTCACAGTCACTCTCGATCTCAAAGACGAAGATAACATGGCCTCCAATTCTGCAACACACGCGGCATCTCAGCAATCAATCAAGGCGTATGTGGATGCAGAAGTCGCGGGATTAGTCGATTCTGCCCCGGCGGCATTGAATACCTTGAACGAATTAGCCGCTTCGCTAAATGACGATGCCAACTTTTCGACTACGATTTCCACCGCATTGGGCCTTAGAGTCCGGGTGGATACCAACGGTCAATCCCTGACGAACACCCAGAAGGCCAATGCTCGCACAAACATAGCCGTTGATGTCGCGGGAACTGATAACTCAACTAATGTCACATTAGCAGGAAGCAGAGACTATCTCACTATTAGCGGGCAGGAGATAACTCGTGGCGTAATCGACATCTCGGATGATACAAATCTTGCTGTATCGGCTCCAATCACACTTTCTGGAGACACTATCGGCCTTGCAGATCCAGCAAATCTAAGTCAATTAACAGAGAGTTCGGATGCTACGGACGACAAGATACTCCTTTGGGACGAATCAGCATCCTCTTGGAAATACATGACAGTTGATGATTTACAGGATTCCATAGATACCTCGACCCTCGCGGCCAATGACGCTACAATTACCCTAACCGCAGGGACGGGGTTGAGTGGTGGTGGTGATTTTACCACGAATCAAAGTGGTAATGAAACTCTCACATTCAATGTCGGCGGCCTCACAATCGCAGAATTGGCCGCAGGTGCTATTCTCCTCTCGTCAGAGTCCTTTGTCGATTCGGATACTCAGTTGATGACTGCTAAGGCGATAGCAGATAAGATTGAGTCATATGGCTACACTACTCAAGTAGGTGATATCACTGGAGTCACCGCCGGGGCTGGCCTCAGTGGGGGAGGCAATTCTGGTGCGCTTACGCTAAATCTGAGTCATTTGGGCATTGAATCCCTATCTGACCCCAATGATGACCGTATCTTGTTCTGGGATGACTCGGCAGGGGCAACAGCATTCTTGGATATCGGTAGCAATTTAACCATAACTGGCACGACAATCGCGGCTACGGATACCAATACAACCTATTCGGCTGGCACGGGCCTCACTTTATCCGGCACAACATTCAGCGTATCGGATCCCGCGAATCTGGATGAATTGACTGAATCGGATGATAATCCATCCGACAAGATACTCCTATGGGATGAATCTGCATCCGTATGGAAACACATGACGATAGATAATCTCGGCGATGCATTAGATGTCAGCACTACTTTGAATGCACTGACTGATGTGACGATAAGTAATCCAGCGGCAGGTCATGTCCTCGTCTATGACAATACCAATTCTATTTTTGAAAACACACCCTTGACAGCAGGTAGCAACATTTCGATAACTAATGCAGATGGCTCGATAACCCTCGCATCAACAGATACAAACACTCAACTTTCAACAGAACAAGTCCAAGACATTGTTGGAGCAATGTTCTCATCCAATACAGAAACGCGCATTTCTGCGACATATGAGGATGGCGATGGCACAATAGATCTCGTTGTCGATGACATGACTACGAACACCCAACTCTCAACTGAACAGGTGCAGGATATTGTCGGAGCAATGTTCTCATCCAATACAGAAACGAGGGTTTCTGCGACATATGAGGACGGAGATGGAACCATTGACCTCGTTGTCGATGACATGACTGCGAATACAAATCAACTGACTACTTTTGTGATACGAGATGATGATGATGACTCCAAGACTGTCGCCCATAACAAATATCTCAAGTTCGCATCTGCCACTGGGGCCGCGGGGACGAATTGGTCGGGTTCCGGCACTACTGGCGACCCGTGGATTATGACAATAACAAATCCAGATACCACTTATTCAGTGGGCGATGGCGGCCTCACTCAAAACAATTTCACGAATACTCTGAAAACGAAACTGGACGGCATAGAAGTGTCGGCGGATGTGACAGATAAAGCGAATGTCGGTTCTGCATTGGCATCTCTTGATGGGACTGATACCCTATACATCGGCGATGCAGGAAATGATGCGACAATTAGAGTCCGAGGTAATTTCTATGTGGATGGAACGACCACAAGCGTGAATCAAACAGAAGTGAATGTGCAAAACGCATTCGTGTTTGAGGGAGCAACCTCTGATAATTATGAGACTACTCTGACTATTACCGATCCAACCGCAGATAGAACGATTACATTGCCTAATGCAAGCGGCACGATTTCTCTATCAGATACTCAACTTTCAACAGAACAGGTGCAGGATATTGTAGGTGCTATGTTTGCTTCCAATACAGAAACGCGGATTTCAGCAACATACGAAGATGGTGACGGGACTATTGACCTCGTTGTCGATGACATGACTGCGAACACCCAACTTTCAACAGAACAGGTGCAGGATATTGTAGGCGCAATGTTCTCTGGAAATACGGAAACCAACACCGCCGTCACCTATGATGATAGCGACGGGACTATTGATGTAGTCACAACCTTAGATGGCGGGCCTCTTTCCACTGAAGCCATCCAAGATATTGTAGGTGCAATGTTCTCAAGCAATACAGAAACGAGTATTACCGCAACTTATCAAGACAGCGACGGAACAATAGATCTTGTCGTTTTGCCGGGTTCCGATCAAGGTGTTGTCGTCAATACAGGCGGGGCATTGAATACCACTTCCTATATGCATCTTGCCTTCGGTGGCAGTTCAAGCGGCGACCCACGCGGTATTGCTCTTGGGCATACTACGGGTGGAAATAATTTTCCCGGTTGGGTCACGACCTACAATGACAATAATTTACTGTTAGACACCAATAAGGGAACGAATACTGGAAAAATAGAGATTTTTGAGGGGTCGAATAACAATATCGCCATAACACCTCACGGAACAGGTAAGATAATTCTTGATGGTTTATCATGGCCCAATGCCGATGGAACGGCAAACTATGTCCTCCAAACCAATGGATCAGGTGCGCTTTCGTGGGCGGCGCAGACCAGCAACACATGGCGAACTGTCACGGTAGCGGGTAATGCGAGTCTAACCGATAGTGAGGCTTTGACTTTTAATGCTGGCTCTAATGTATCCATTACCGAACAGAACGGGTCTGTGACTATTGCTTCCACAGATACCAATACCACATATAGCGCAGGAAATGGCCTGACTCTATCTGGCACTACATTCACACTTGCAGATCCGGCTACTGGCACAACAATTGATGAATCGACTGCGGATCCTGCTGATAGATTGCCAATTTGGGATGAAAGTGCTTCTTCATGGAAATACATCACTATTGATGATTTGCAGGATGAGATAGACACTGCATCAGGAGGCACAGTCACGGAAGTCACCGTAGGAGGTGGCCTCGATATCTCAAATGGCACATCAACACCGAGTATTACTCTCGATTTCGCGGAACTTTCTGCATCAGGCACTCTTGTAGGCACTGATGATTTAGTTGTAATTGATGATGCTGCAACCCGTAAAACCCAGATAGACACTATCCCCCTCTCGATTTTCAGCAACGACGCGGGATGGACATCGAATACAGGCGACATTACTGGAGTCACGGCCGGGGCGGGGTTGAGTGGTGGGGGGGCCAGCGGCTCAGTCACCCTCTCATTAGATGACCCTGCGAATCTTTCTCAACTGACTGAATCGACTGACGCCACCGATGACAAGATCCTGCTTTGGGATGAAGATGCGGGTTCATGGAAATACATGACATTAGATGACCTTCAAGATTCGATAGACACCACAGCATCGGGTGGCGCGGGAGAGGCATTCAAGACTATCTCAGTGAGCGGTCAGGACGATGTAGTAGCGGATGGGGCAACAGACACTCTAACGCTCGCAGGTGGCTCAAATGTCACCATCACTACTACTGCTGGTTCAGATACCATCACCTTTGCATCGGCAGATACGAACACTCAACTCACGGATGAATATGTCCAAGATTTGGTTGGGGCCATGTTCAGTAGCAATACGGAAACTAATACGACAGTCACATATCAAGACGGCGACGGAACGATAGATGTAGTCACGACTCTTGATGGCGCACCCCTCACGACAGAGGCGGTTCAAGACATAGTAGGGGCTATGTTCTCATCGAATACTGAAACACGAGTTGCCGTCACATATCAAGACGGAGATGGAACCATTGATGTTGTTGTCGATGACATGACGGCGAATGACAACACTTGGAGAACAGTCACAGCGGGCGGCAATACTCTCTCCACAAGTGAAACCCTCGCCTTCACCGCCGGGTCAAATGTGACTATTACTGAGAGTGGGGGTGCGGTCACGATTGCTTCGACAGATACCGACACTAACACATGGAGGACAGTCACAGCAGGGGGCAACACTCTCTCCACCAGCGAAACCCTCGCCTTTACTGCCGGGTCGAATGTGTCTATTACCGAGAGCGGAGGTGCAGTCACAATCGCTTCAACTGATACAAATACCACATATTCAGTAGGAGATGGTGGGCTTACTGAATACAACTTTACAAGCACTCTTAGGAGCAAACTTCTCGGTGTCGAATCGGATGCTGATATCACAGATAAGGCCAATGTTAGCGCAGCCCTCGCTTCACTCACAGGCGATGACACACTTTACATTGGAGATTCGGGGGATGATACTACTGTAAGAGTTCGTGGTAATTTCTATGTGGATGGAACAACAACCAGTGTGAATCAAACCGAAGTGAATGTGCAAAATGCCTTCGTCTTTGAGGGGGCTACTGCCGATGCTTATGAAACAACATTGACTATCACAGATCCAACAGCAGATAGAACGATTACGCTACCTAATGCAAGTGGAACTGTATCGCTGTCTGATACTCAACTCTCAACCGAGCAAGTTCAGGACATAGTAGGTGCAATGTTTAGCAGCAATACAGAAACGCGCATTTCCGCTACCTACGAAGATGGCGACGGGACGATTGATCTTGTTGTCGATGATATGACCGCGAATGACAATACATGGCGAACAGTCACGGCAGGTGGTAATACTCTATCCACCAGTGAAACCCTTGCCTTTACTGCGGGTTCCAACGTGACCATTACTGAAAGCGGCGGGGCTGTCACGATTGCTTCGGCAGATACGAACACCCAATTATCCACCGAGGCTGTTCAGGATATCGTAGGTGCAATGTTCAGTAGCAATACAGAAACACGAGTAGCAGTCACATACCAAGATGGCGACGGGACGATTGATCTCGTAGTTGATGACATGACTGCTAATGACAATACATGGCGAACTGTCACGGCAGGAGGCAACACCCTATCAACAAGCGAAACACTGGCTTTCACAGCCGGATCCAATGTGACTATCACAGAAAGCGGAGGCGCGGTGACGATTGCCGCTACGGGTGATGTGACGACAACAGCCACGCAGACTCTCACGAATAAGACATACGGCCCGTTATCGTCGGGTTATGTCGTCATGGGTGCTTCCAATGATACCCTCGCTATCACTTCCAATGGGGCGCACAATCTCCATCTATCCACGAATAGCAATTCCAATTCAGGCAGTATTCTCATTCAACAAGGCGCGAACCAACCCATAAGCATCACACCCAATGGGTCAGGAGATGTAATCCTTGATGGGTTGAAGTGGCCTCAAGCAGATGGAACAGCGAACTATGTCCTGAAAACTGACGGGAATGCTCAGTTATCATGGGTTGCTCAAACATCCGACACGAACACGACCTATTCAGGAGGGACGGGGCTTACACTCTCAAGCACCACCTTCAATGTCGATGCCGCACAGACGCAGATAACGAGCATTGGGACGATAGGCACGGGAGTATGGCAGGGAACGGCCATAGCGCAAGCATACATAGCAGATCAGGCCATCAATGAGGCCAAACTGCAAGTTTCTAATTCTCCAACCAACGGGTATGTCCTGACGGCTCAATCCGGCAACACGGGTGGTCTGACTTGGGCGGCGGCGAGTAGTGGTGGTGCTTCTGCATTAGATGGATTATCAGATGCTAAATCGGAAGGAACGGATTTCTCCGGTTCATTACTCATAGGCCATCAAACGCATGGGACTCTAAGTTCGGCGGATCACAATACAGGAGTAGGAATAGCCGCTATGGATGCAATAACTTCAGGTGATAGAAACACAGCATTGGGCCACCAAGCATTAAGCGGATTAACGGGTGGTGGTGATAATACCGCTATTGGAAAAGACGCTCTATTGGCTAACAACAATCACGGTAGCGTGGCTATTGGTGCTTATGCGGCTCATGCTCTATCTAACGGCAAAGGATATACTGTGGTAATTGGAAGTCAATGGAACAACAATGCTTTCGACGCTGAAAAGGCGGTGGCAATAGGAAGAACTGCATTAAGCAACACAACAGCAGATTATACTGTTGGTATAGGTTCTTCTGCGGGATATGGCATAACTTCGGGTTCAGGGAATATAGCCATTGGAAAAGATGCAGGGTATAATGTTGGAACAGGTGCAAGAAACATCGCTATTGGTTATCAAGCGATGGATGGTGCTTCTAACGATAGCGACAACATAGCAATTGGATATGATGCCCTCGGTGGTGCTGTTAATGGTGGTGAGAAGAACCTCGCCATTGGAAACTACACCCTCGATGCTTTGACCTCCGGCGACCAAAATGTAGCACTTGGGTATAATGCGGGTGGTGGGATTACCGAAGGTCACTCCAATGTAGCAATAGGACATGACGCTCTTACTGCGACCTTGATTTACGGAGAAAATGTAGCAATAGGACAGAATGCCTTGAAGCAATTAACAGGCAACAGTTATGCGAATACTGCTATTGGAAGAATGTCCTCCACCGTTATGACTTACGGTGAGGAAAATACGACAATAGGATATTATTCGGGTGCGGCTCTTGCTAATGGGGCGCATAGAAACATCTTGATTGGTAGTTATGCCGGAGATAACATCACTACGGGAGATAACAATGTAGTTATTGGAAAGGCTGATGTGACAGCAACAGGCTCAGACCAACTCTCGATCTCATCGGGTGATGGTAGCCCGGTTTGGATTACAGGTGGTTCAGACGGTTTTGTTAATTTCCCTGCATCTAAAATCAAACTCAACGATTCTTACGGATCTGATGGTCAGGTTCTCACTTCAACAGGTTCAGGCGTTGCGTGGGAAGCAGTAAGTGGCGGTATAGCAAGTTTAGCCGCAGATAGCACACCACAGTTAGGTGGCAATCTGGATGTTGATGGTAATGATATTGTCTCAACCTCAAATGGCCCGATAGACATCAACCCACATGGAACGGGTAAAGTCAGAATAAACACAACAAGCACAGATGGCCTGAAGTTTGATGTTAGAGGCAACAGCAATGAGACTGTTGCTAATTTCAGGATTTCAACTACATCCACTACTTCAAACGCTTTTGCCGCTTTACAGTTAATTTCGGGAACAACAGGAACAAGCGGAACAGGTCAGGGTGCAAGACTACAATTTAGAACAGGTAATGATGGTTATGCGGGCTATACCGCAGGTGCAATTTATTCTTCGCGTGTTGATGACAGCAATCATCATTTGCATATTGCACCACAAGGAACAGGTAATGTATCGTTAGGTAATTTCACTTTCAATGCTGACCAAAGCGTAGGTTCGGGTCAAGATAACTATGTTTTGACCTATGACCATTCGGCAGAGACAATTGGATTAGAAGCAGCAGGTGGTGGTGGTGCTTCTGCATTAGATGATTTATCAGATGCTAAGACATTTGCTACCGATAACATCGGAATTGGCGAAAACACCATGTCTGCCGAAAATACAGGAGCGCAATACAATTATGCTTTCGGTAAAGGGGCATTACAAGACCTTACAACAGGAGATAGAAACAATGCCTTCGGTTTGTATGCTCTTGGTGATATTACTACTACTTCATACAATGTGGCTATGGGTGATTTTGCCGCAAGAAACGCTACCGGAACAGGAAATACTGCTATTGGGAGAGATGCCGGAAGAAACATAACTACGGGTTCATACAACACTTATCTTGGTTATCAGGCGGGTAGTCCTAATGGCGCACAATCAGGAACAGGCGACCACAACATAGGTATTGGGCGTTTAGCCGCAAGAGAAATGCGATCAGGAACCCGAAATATCGCTATTGGTGCTTATGCTTTAGATGCCGCAGACACGGAATCCGATAACATCGCCATCGGCTACGATGCGTTGGGTGGTGCTGTTGCGGGTGGTGAGAAGAACCTCGCCATTGGAAACTACACTCTCGATGCTTTGACGAGTGGGGAGAAGAACATCGCCATAGGTCACAACTCAGGAACAGGGCTAACAACCGGCTCAAATAACATCGCCATAGGATATGCCGTCTTAGATGCGGCAACTACCGAGAGTCACAACATAGGCATAGGATATGCCGCGCTTGGTGGTGCTTCGCTTTCAGGCGGCATAAACAACATGGCTCTCGGAAGTTATACTCTTGATGGCCTAACAAGTGGAGATAACAATTTAGCAGTAGGTTATGATGCCGGAGGCTCAATTTCAACAGGTAGTCATAACACCACATTAGGCTACCAATCGGGGCGTTTGATTCAAGCCGGAGATAAGAACATAACACTCGGATGGACTGCCGGAAATAACATCACTTCGGGCGACAACAATGTCGTTATCGGCGCGGCAGATGTAGCGAGTGCAACAGGCGACGACCAACTTTCCATATCATCAGGAGATGGTAGCCCTGTATGGATAACAGGGACAAGCGCAGGTGCAGTCAATCTTCCTAACTCGATACTCACAATCGCCGGGTCTGTTGGATCCGATGGTCAAGTCCTGACTTCGACAGGTAGTGCTGTCGCTTGGGAAGATGCGGGCGGCGGCGGTGCTTCTGCTCTTAGTGGCTTGAGTGATGTTCTGATTGATGCTACCAATTGGACTAATGGATTCCTCATTCAACCGGATAGTGACGGTTCAGCACCAACGACAGGGACATTGAATGGGGCTTCTAACAATGTAGGCATTGGTTCAGATGCCCTGATGCAAATTACTTCCGGCGATCATAACATTGTCTTTGGAATGGAAGCGGGTCGTGGAATCACAAGTGGTCAGCGAAACATATCAATCGGAGGGAATAGCAATTGGACAGGCGGAACTCAATCATACAATGTGGCCGTTGGCTACAATTCAATGAGTGGGGCGCAAAATGGAGCCGATAACAATGTGGCCGTTGGGTATGCGGCATTAGCAGGTTCATTGACGGCAGATGAGATAGTCGCTGTTGGAAATTATGCGGGAACGGCACATACATCCGGTTCAGAAGCGGTCTATATTGGTGGAGATGCAGGGAGAGCGAACACCACAGGCTCAAGGAACATAGCGATTGGGTATCAGGCTTATGATGGCGCAGATACGGAATCCGACAACATAGCAATTGGTCATTCTGCCCTCGGTGGTGCTGTCGCGGGTGGCGAGAAGAACATCGCTATTGGGAACTATGCCGGAGATGCTGTGACATCAGGTGATGAAAGCGTATTGCTCGGATATAGGGCGGGGTCTGCTCAAACAACAGGCACTAAAATGGTGGCTATTGGGGCTGATGCGCTTTATCAAGGAACGGCTCAAAACTTCATGACCGCCGTAGGACATAGTGCCGGATATAGTCAAACAGGAACAGAAGGTGTCTTGATTGGTTCAGATGCGGGTTATAATGGTGGTGCTTCGCATGGTGCTGTTCATGTCGGCAGACAAGCGGGCTACAACGCTACCGGAAACGACAATGTATCGGTTGGTCGCTTCGCCATGTTTAGTGCTTCATCGAGCAATACGGGTGAGAAGAATGTCGCAATAGGGAGAGCCGCGCTATACGGTCTTTCAAGCGGCCACAGAAATATCGCAATCGGTTATGCGGCTCTCGATAATGCAGACACCGAATCAGATAACATCGCAATCGGTCATGACGCTCTCGGTGGTGCTGTTGCTGGTGGTGAGAAGAATGTCGTCATAGGAAACTATGCCGGTGATGCGCTAACAAGTGCTGATGGATCAGTAATGGTTGGTCATCAATCGGGAACAGCCGTAAGTTCAGGAGGATTAAACACCCTTGTTGGTTATCAAACCGGAAGCCAAGTATCAACAGGAATTGGAAACACCATGCTTGGCTATCAGGCAGGGGGTTATGGAAATCATCAGTATTCGATAGGAATTGGCTATGGAGCGATGCAAAGTGCCGATAACACGGGCGATCACAATATCGCAATAGGCTCATGGGCCATGCAGAATGGCGCATTGACGGGCGATTACAATGTCGGATTAGGCTACAAGGCGGGCTACAATCTCGGTGCGGCGGCGCATAAGAACATCACCATAGGGCATCAATCCGGCGACAATATCACCACCGGAGATTTCAATGTGATTATCGGTGGTGGCGATGCCGCAAGTGCAACAGGCGATAGTCAATTACTAATCTCATCAGGAGATGGCGGGGTTAGTTGGATTACAGGAACGAGTGCAGGTGTAGTCAATATCCCCGGTTCTTTGACCGTGGCCGGATCTGCTGTCGGTGGTGCTTCTGACCTTGATGGCCTGTCTGATGCTAAGAAATCGGGAACTAACTTCACCGACAGCCTTCTCATCGGCCATCAATCAACAGGCACTCTATCGAATGCGATATTCAATGTGGCGGTTGGAACAACTGCGATGACGAGCATTACTTCCGCCGCGAACAATACTGCTGTTGGGTCTTATGCGGGACAACTGACGAGTTCCGGCCAGAACAACACCTACATTGGCTACAAGGCGGGCAGATACCTCACCACAGACAACTACAACACGGTTCTTGGGTATAGTGCATTGGGGTCGAACAATACCCGAACAGGAGAAACTGCATACAATGTCGTCATCGGTGCTTTCGCGGCAGATGCGGTCACAACTGCAAACAACTTAGTCGCGGTTGGTTATGGCGCACTTGGGTCGAACACATCGGGTCATACCAATACTGCCATAGGGCAGAACGCCCAAACTGCAAATCTTACCGGACTATACAACACCAGTCTCGGATATGATACGCTCAAAGGAAACACCACAGGCTCACGGAACATAGCGATAGGCCACAAAGCGTTAGACGCGCCCGATACAGAATCCGACAACATAGCAATCGGCTACGATGCTCTCGGTGGTGCTGTTGCTGGCGGTGAGAAGAATATCGCTATTGGAAATTACACCCTCGATGCTTTGACGAGTAGCGACCAAACAGTAGCAATAGGACATGAAGCAGGTTCAGCGATAACAACCGGCTCATGGAATACAGCAGTTGGAGATTCCTCGATGAAAAGCGTGAATACCGGCTACAAGAATACAGCACTCGGTTATCAATCCTTGAAAGCAACAACAGGCAGTAGCAATACAGCCGTTGGTTCAGAAGCAATTAGAGGTTCGGGAACCGGCCCTCAAAATACTGCTGTCGGCGCACAGGCTGGTTATGCGATGACCGATGGCTCAAATAATACCTTTCTCGGATTCCAAGCCGGAAATAACATCACGACAGGCCACAACAATGTCGTCATAGGAATGGCTGATGTGTCGGCAACAGGTAGCGACCAATTATCCATATCATCAGGTGACGGTAGCCCCGTTTGGATTCAGGGCGATCAATACGGCAAGGTTGTTGGTAATCTTGTTCCCTTGACCTACACAAGAGGCGATTTGGATACTAACGCATACGACTTCCGTGTTCCTACTGAGTCAGGTTCATCTGCTACTCCTAACGCTTATCCAATGCCATTTGCAGGTAAAGTCCTGTATGCGTCATTCCAATTTTCTGGAGGCAGTATTTCGGGAACCGATGCCAATGTCATTAGGGTCAGAAGGAACGGCGGTTCATCCGGCTCGGACATTGAAGATGTGACCATGACTATTGGTGATGGTGCGTGGAGAAACACACAAGGCACTTCATACACTTGGCATAGTAGGTTTGATTTTGATTTCGACGCCGGAGACATCCTGCAAGTGAAGCGACAAAGCGGCTCAACAGATTTGAATAAAGGAGTAGCGACCCTGTGGGTGCAGTATAGATGGTGATATGATGGAATGGGATGAGTTTAGAGGAATCAGGCAGGGGCTACTTATGGTGATGGACAGGTATCAATTATCGATCATATACGATGGTTTGTCCGATGCCCAACGAACTGAATTGGCCCAATACAGGATTGATTTGTTAGATCTGCCGCAGAACTACGATACACCCGAAGAAGCCTTCGCCAACATACCTGTCGCACCGACATGGTTTAATTGAATGGGACACAGGGGGTTAGCATATGGCCCTGCGTATATCCTATGACTGCCCGACGCAAATTACCTGTGAAGCCGCGCATTGCATTATCCGAGAGGCTCGCATCGATAAGAAGAAAGCGGAATACGACCAAGAAGGGGAAGAAATCAGCCCTTCAACATGGCCAGTGACCTATTCGGGGTTAATCTTTGCATCTGAGGATGCGTATCTTGGCGATGCCTCTCCAGTTGGCGGTTTCAATTTCAACTTCTCTATGAACAATAACGTGGGCGCGACGCAACACAATCTCATCAAGCAATCATACTTGGATCTCAAGACACAAGCAGGTTTTGAGGACAGCGAGGACTGTTAGTCCTAACAGTTTATGAACCAGTTATACCTCGGCGACCTCATGTCCGATGAGGAAATAGTTGAGGAGAACGAGGAACAAGAGGCACAGAGTTATACCGCAGTGGAGATAATCAAGGCACTTCAGATTACAAATGCTGACCGTCTTGCGTTTCTAAGCGTATTTGAGCGATTTGCAGTAGGCGTCGATGGAGCATTGTCGAAATTGAGAGCAGATGTAGCCGAATTGAATGCGGGGATAAACGCCAGAAACGAAGGCGAAGAAGCCGTTATACCGACAGACGTTCCTGAATCGGACGACGAAGCGGACGACGATTCTGAGTAATTTCAAGTGCCTCCCGAACTGCTTAAGGATGATTGACCGTCCAAGCAGTCTTGAGAACTATGGCGAATGCACTATTCAAGGGAGATCTCGCAGAGGTTTCATTCGGAAAGGAAACCGGGTTTGCACTTACTGGAACTGGCTCCGCTACGGGTTGGCAACACAGCGCATCTGCGGGCAATACCAGCACAATACTGATTGGGACTGGCGCGTATTTTCATACAGGTTCAGGCACTGATGTCGAATTACCTGACAATATCCTCGTTGGATGCACAATGAAGATTACCGGCGGCACATCATTCGGTAGCGATGATTATGCATCCACACGCAGAGTGTATTACATCACTGCAAATGACACAACAGCCGGAACCATCACGATACAACCAAGTTTGGCCACAGCAACAAGCACCAATGCGGGAACCGGCGATATTCTCTTGATCGAGTCATTCAAAGCCCCCACTTTCGATGCGGCAATGAGTGATGCGACGAACAGCCAGAAGGTTATGACCGACCAGTTCATCGGTTTGCTCAATGAGTTTCAATTGCCTGAGCCTGAGATTGACGTGAGAAAACAGCACGTCATTGGCATGGGCAGGGATGTGAATGTTATTACGAGTGGCAGGGAAACGCTTGACGGCGGATCTCTCCAATTGAATGCACATACGCTCAGGTGGCTGAAATACGCTCTTGGAGGTCATACGGCTAAGAGTCAGGGGTCAATGGCCACCTACTCATCAAGCACGAATACGACTACACATCCGTTCAATATCGTCACTTCGGATCCATCAAGCACTGGCCGTGCTGAGAAGATTTCAAACGGGAATGCAGTCGATATCAGCGCAGTAGCGGGTTCAACTAACTTCACGGGTTTGGACGGCTTGAGTGGAATAGCGGCAGGAGATAACCTGCTCATCGGTGCAGATGTAGCGAGCGTCAGTAGCACCACAGCAACAATGACGGGCAATTCATTGAATCACTTTTCGGTTAAGAATACGGCAGGTGGCGTTCTCAAGGTAGGGAATGGTAGCGGAACTGTCCTATATGGGTCATATACGGGCATTTCAAGCAACGATCTGCAAGGCATAGCAGATATTGACACAGGAGCGGCGACAGCGGCTCTCGTAGCCAGCAAATGTATTGTCCTACTCCCTCCCTTAGCCGCCGCTTGTTCCATTGGAGATATCCGCCTCAATGTAGGCGCAACGCTCCGTGCGTTGTTCTCAGCAGGGGACTATGTTCAGATAATCGACAAAGACACTCATCAAATCCCCGGCGAATCGACTGATGGGACACCTGCAACATTATTCAAGCACGAAATACGCCGAGTGATAGCCGCTTCTGGCGATTTCATCTATGTCGAGGAGCCTTTCACTTTCGCACACGCAGTCAATTCGTGTGGAATAGACCGACTTGTCTATTCATCTGATAACAGTCTGGGGAGCGCACATATCGCCTCCACAGGAGAGTTGCAGAACGGCGTCAGTCACACAATCTTCGGCCATTCAACCCTACCTTCCTTCACGATTGAGCAATCATTCCGCAATAGCGATGTGACCCCCGGAGGGGAACAGTTGCTTAGGCTGTATAGCGGATGTAAGGTGCAAGACGCTGAAGTGACAGCAGATACCGAGGGCGAATTGAAACTTACAGCGAATTACCGTGCGGCAAGGCATTATACCGACACAGGCAGTATGTTTGCCCCTCACCGTATGTTCGACAACACTGCCAATACCGCCACAAATAGAAAGGTATGCGGTATAGCCGTGGATGGAGAAAAGCCGTATCTATTCCAAGACATCAGCGTTGAGGTATTCGGCAAGCCAGTGCTTCGCGGCACAGAGTTCTCCCTTTCAGTGGATAATGGCAACACGGACAGGTGGTTCATCCGAGGATATGAAGGGACTACCAGCGACACCGATCAAGTGTCGCACGGTGGCACTCAAATGCCATTGGATATCACAGAAGCGCAGCGCAACTACACATTCGCATTCAAGGCGATGATCGAAGATGATGTGCTATGGGAGGAATTGAGAACCCGGAGGCATCATCAGAATACAAATGATATCACAATCCGACTAAAGAAGGTAGGCAGTCACGCTACAAGGCAATCCGCAGTGATTACTATTGAAGATTACACTATTACCAAAGCAGATCATCAAGTTCCGAGCGACAAGGGGCCAATTATCGCTGAAGTCGAATTGGTCGTTCGGCATCTTAAGGTGACAGAAGAATCACCATACTACATCCTATGAGGCAAGCATTCAATAACTGATACAAGGGGCGTTATACACATGAGACTGAGCGGATTCATTACCGTCAATGGGGTCAGAGTAAGATTAGATTGGACATTATCTGGTGACAAGATCATCGAAGGGCCGGGAGTAAGCGCAAGCGAAATTGAATTATCAATGCCTCTCGCCACCCCGCTCAGTAGTGTAGTCCCAGAGGCAGATTCAGTCCATATGACTTACAATGACGGTTATGAAGCACATACCGTCACCGAATTGAGAACCATGTTGTCCCAACGAGGAGAACCGATATACGGCAACAAGGCAGATTTGATAGCACGACTGAGGGGATGGGATGCCGCAAACCCCGAAGGTCTGAACGAAGTTTTGGTCGAAGAACCAGAAGAACCAGCAGTTGATGAGTCTGCTGACGAAAGCGAAACAATAGAGGAGGAAAATGAGGTGATTGATGATGGCGGAAGTGAATGATTTTCTGGCGAGTAATTCGCCTGTTCGACATGAAGTGGAGACACCAGTGGGCGTTTTGGTCGTCTATGTCACTCCAATGACATGGATTCAGCAACAAGAGGCGATATCGCAGTTTGTCGATTTCATCATTGACGGCGACGATATGCGGCCTTCTATCGACTTTGGTGGCTATTGGAAATATGTCTTGAGTAATTGTGTTAGCAAAACCGAACCAAAGATGTCCAAGAAGGATCTCCTTAATCTCAGCCCAGAAGTGGGTCAAGCGATTATCCAAGTCCTCCCGAATATCGAGGGTCTGATGGGCGCAATGGCTGGCGGTGAGCCAGACCCTTTGGAATAACCTACTCCGAACTTCTCCGTTATGTGGAGTCAGAAGGGGAGTATAATCCATTCACCCCCTCGCAAACAGCAGTGATTTCGTTCCAGACCATTGCATTCATACTTGGCACACACTTCAATTCTCCTCCTCATTTATGGGATAATCAGCCGAAAGACCGCGTTTATCTTGATTATCTGTTCGTCAGACTGGCTCAGGCGCAACAAGCAAAACAAATGGAAATATCTCAACAAGAGTCGGAGCGGTATAACGCTACGCAGAGTAAGAGCCATAGAGGAAAGTCAATCAGAACAACAAGTGATAGTGCTGAACTTGAAGATTTCTTCGATAGGGTAAATCAGGATCTGAGGACTGAATAATGGCAAACCAACCAATGGATGACTTCATCCGAGATCAATACAAGGCTGCCGTTGCTGTCAAGTCCCATGCAAAAAGCAACGCTCTGTTGTATGTCAAGACCGTCGCATTACAGAAGGCGTTTGGCCCATTATACCGTATGTGGTTGAATGTTAAAGCAACAATGAAAGCGATAGTGGGGATTGCTAACCCCTTCAATACGGCGTTCCAAGTGATAAATAAAACGGCAAAGGTGACTAAAGCGATATTCACGCCTGTATTGAAGATATTTAATGGCTTGAAAATAGCCATGTTATTCATGGTGGGCATAATTCTCTCGTTTGGGGCAGTGATGCTCCTAATGGCAGGTAGTGTAAGCAAGGCCGGAGAACAGTTCCCCGTTTTCACCGATAATCTCCACCGGATCAAAGATGCGGCAAAGAGTGTAATAGACCGATTCACAGAATTGTATGAATACGTCCAAAGTGCGGATTTCGCCCCTCATGCTGATGCTATGAAAGCGGCTTTCACTGACGCAGCGAACATCATCAGTGGGGCCATTGCTACAATTATGGAGGTTCTGGCACAGGTCATTATAACGATAACAAAACTCGATTGGTCGCCAGTAGTAAATGCCGTCAAGGGCATAGGAGATAGATTGCTTGCTCTCGGCGGGATTATCCTCGGACTCGATTGGGCGGGCTTGTCATCTGCGGCTTCGGATGCAGCGGATTCAATGTGGGAGGCAGATTATAGTGGCCTCTCCAACGCTATATCGTTAGTCACGGGTGCTATATCGACATTAGCAATAGGCATAAGCAGATTCAATTGGTCTGGTTTTTCCTCTGCGGCGTTTTCGGTTTTCAAAGAAATACTGGCTCTCACCAATAGTGTCCTAACAGGTGGAGCCGCGCTCTTTGAGACTTATTTGGACACGGTGATTGATGTTTTTCTGACGATTGGTGATGCTTGGGTCGAAACAGCAACCATATTCATGGACACCATTGCTCAAGTGCTGGAGATTGCCGGGGGGCTTGATTTCTCCCCTATACTCGCACCCGCGATGATGCTGTTCAGTATATTCGCAGCCTTAGTCATGGACTTCGGCGTCGGGTTTATGACTTTCATGGGTGATATGTTTGCGCTGTTCGGCACATTGATGGCTTATCTCGCAGATACAGGAGTCTTACAGGCTCTCATTGACATTATCGGCAACTTAGGTATGGCGGCGATGGCCATAATCGGCGCGATTGTATATGCGCTCGATGAAATGGGCATTAACTTCGGCAGTATCTTCGGATTCATGAGTGCTGTAATCAGTGGTTTTATCACGTTCCTCATGGATAGCGGCCTGTTAGCGTTCTTTGTTGAAGTGATTGAAGTGGTCGCTCATCTTTTGGTTGTAGTGGGCTTCCTCGCAGCGGGGGCTATTGCGTTAATCGGAAAAGTGCTTGGATATTTGACTGGGCCTACATGGCAAATACTGTCTGGGATCGTTGGTGTAATAGTTGGCTTACTTACAGGAGCGATAGCATTAGTGTTGCTCCCCTTCCGTCTATTCTTCAAGATAGTTTCGGGTTTGGTCAAGGTATTCGTCGCTTTACTAACTCGTGGGCCGAAAGCAGCGTTTGGAGAACTTGGCAAGTTGCTCGGCGATTTGGGCGGCATCGTCATAACGACGTTCAAAGGCGTAGGAAGGAGTCTCCGTTCGGTTTTCAAGGGCATTATCGACGCCGTATCCGGCGGATTCAAATTACTGTTCTCTCCAATTCAGGCGATAATTGATGCAGTGAAGTGGGTTATCGGCAAGTTAGGTGGAATCAAGGACAAAGCAGTGGAAGTAGTCAAAAAAATCCCCGGATACAAATCCGCAAAGAAGGTCGGCGGGGCGGCGAAGAAGGCTTGGGGTGCTGTTTTCGGCGCAAAGGGCGGTATCTTTCGTGGAGCGAAGAAAGGGTATCGGGCAATTCTGCATGGCACTGAAGCAGTAGTCCCTCTGCCCGATGGCAAATCAATTCCGGTTAATCTTTCAGGGGCATTCGATTCTGCTGGTATCATAGAAGCCGTGAATGCATTAAGAAAGGAAATGGCCCATACAGATACCGAGGGCAGTGCAGTCACTATCAATATAGCAATAGACGGAGCAGGAAAACCCGACGACGTAGCAAGTGCTGTAAGCCGCGAACTCCAGAAGGTGTTTAGGACACGGGCCAGATCCGGTGGCTTCGGGAGGGGATTCTTCTAATGCCAAAGATTCAGATTATCCGCAGAGACAGTAGTGTCATTGAATTAGATGCGTCGGACATCAATTTTGATTACACGAGAGGTTCGGTGTCTCATGCTATGCCCGTTATTGCTACCCGTATAGGACTCGATATGAATCAGACCCAGATAGGCATTAGCGTTGAGGGAATCCTACGGGACGACACTATGGAATCAGGAGGGGCTGGTGCTTCAATGACATGGGATCTCTCGCTGAATGGTAGTCAGAATATGTTTGCGGCGTGGTCGCAACTGAATACGTCATGGGCAAATACCCGTTCTGATTCTATTGGAGCGCAGATATCCTTCAAAAGCACAGGGCAGATTAACGAAGGACTTGGAGAGGATATCACAGTGAAATTGTATGACGGCAGTGGCGGGACTTCAAGTAATGTGAATGCAACAAACAGCATCATCTATGTCCGAACCGATCAAGCAACGAGTAGTGATGACTTAGCCAACAAAATAGTCATAGCCCTCAATGCCGCGACAGTCAAGGTTGGTGGCTCTAATGCTACTATTCAGTCCATATTCACCATAACCCAATCAGCAGGGCAACAACAAACACTATCACAAGGCGATCAAAGTGGTTCTGGTTTCGATGGAGAGAAAATTACCATCAAGAATACAGTGCAAGGCATCGCAGGGAATCATACCGTTGTTGTATCGAAGGATACTTCCGGGCAGACATGGGATACGCAATTTAGCGTGACTAATATGACTGGAGGCTCATCTGCAAAGAAAATGAGTATGGGAGATAAGGTTCAGGATTTACTGAACATGGCGAATATGAGCGCGGGGGGTGCGCTGGCATCACCCAGTCTCGCAGTCGGTTCTGTGCTTGAGATTCCGAGCAGTGTGGCCTCAGTGGATGCTTCAAGCCTCCTTCGCGTGGATGATATGAACACTGTCAAGAAATACGTTGTTGGCTTGCGAGTCCCATATGAATCACTCGTCACGGATACCACGGGCAATCAGATACTAAGGCAATTTCTCATACCCGCAGGAATAAACACAGATTTTCCTGCTGAATCGAACACCTATGAATACGATCCCACTTCAACAGTGAATAACGAAGTGACCCGCCCCAATCCGTTTCTGGAACAAGGCGTCGCCATCCCTGTTATGCTCAAAACCTTCAATCCATCATACTCCGCGGGAGATGGGTATTGGGATTACAAGATGACATTCGATGCCGTGGAGCAATTGGTGGGTCTATGATATGGGTATAGTGAGATATCATGGAAACGCACTCCGGCTTAATGGATTCACAGATGGGTTAGTGGTTCCAACGGGAAGGCACAGAGAAGCAGGGATTGACCTTCGCCCCGCCGAATCAACTCAAACAGTGAAGGCAGCAAAGAGCCATGCCACTAAGGTCGGGCGTAAGCATATCGACTCTCTCTCTAATCCACTCAATGCGATAAGAGGGGGCTTTACTCTTGATGCCTACATCATACCCGATTACGGCGGAGTCATCATCGACAAACCCGGCTCATTCCGATTGAAGTATGGTGATGCACTATCCACAGGTAAATTAGTGTTTGAAGTCCATACAGCGAAACGCCCCTATACTCTCTCCACGTCATTTGATGTGCCTGTCAAAACGCAGAGTAATTCTGGAGTCTATTCTTCCTCCTCTAATGCCCACAGACCACACGATCTCACTTTGGGAGAGCAGGGGCTGATACTCGTCACCGCTCAATATACAAAATCCAATTTGAGATGTTTCATCAATGGAGATTTAGTCGCTGAATTGAGCCTCGGCGGCGATGAGTCCTCATTGGCTCAGTCATCATCAGACATATTCATCGGGGGGCGAGGTGGTGAGTTTCGCGGAGTTATTGAAAGCATACGCATCATAAATGGCGAAAGCCCCCCCAAATTACAACCACTGACTAAGACAGAGAATACAGTAGGTCTATGGGACTTTGACGATGAATACGATATACCCGCTGTGTATTTCTTTGACAACGCTCACAATGGGGTAGCGCATCAGGGCCGTGACGGCCCAGATACTCATGATGGGTTGTTGGACATCCCTATGGTGGCTATCGGCTACGCTTTCAATGCGGCTGGCTACTTCAGTTTGCGCGAGTATTCAGCGAATCCGGGGGGCGTGACAGACCGTTATACCGGACTTGAGAAGTTAGCCGCTTTGACGCAGGGCATCGCTTTAGAGGAGGTCAGAAACCAAACATGGTTCGGAGGGACTCTTGACCTCACCGATCAAACTTACTTCGGCGCAGGGGGCCAAGCGGTCAAATCGTGTATCCTTAATGCAGTAATCAATCACTCTGGCACAAGTCCGACATCAGGAGTCACCGACCCACCAGATACCAAGAATGTCCTATGGTCTGACGACAGCCTCATTGGTAGTGTATCAACCACAGCAACACTGAATCCTTCAGTTAATCGAATAGAGCGTATTAGGATAACAGGGCTGGACTTCTCGACAAACCCTCAAAGAATCAACTTCACCTCAGTGCATCTGGCTAACGATGCGGCGAATGGGACAGTGGATAACCTTCCTGAAACACAGGGACTTCTTTTCTCTCACACTGATGACACCCCTGTATGGTTCTCGATAGGGAGTGCCGACCTCCTGATAGACCCCGGAAACGATAGTGTGGATGCAGGGGTGTCGGGGCAGAGGACACGAGCAAAGGACACTTTCACACTGGCGCACTTTACGCAGGGTCAGCGTTTTAGAGATATGTCTGGTTATGATAACGATGCATACTTCTTCTCGACCCAAAGTAGGATTACAGATTCCACTGATGCTAATACGCTCTATGATTCATCAGTGTTGTATGCGGGGATGGGGGCTGTCACCTCATACACTCTGGTTCAAGGTAATTCTCACCTGAAGAAACTCCCCGATCCGCTGGAACAAGTAGTCAAACAGACCATTCAAGGCATCACAAACACCTTTTCCTATACTCACGATGATGTTTCTATCCAATCACTGGTATCGGAGAATCAACAAGTCAGAGTCACAGAACCCGTATTTCATGGTGAGATTCTGAAGGTAATCAATAAAACGACCACAGTTGGGGCCACGGATTCAGGCAGTATTAGCAACAATGCATTCAATCGGATCGTGGTTGAACATGGCGTTGGGTTCTATGATACGGGTTTGAACCCAGACGCTAACGTATCCGCATCCACACGAGATGAGATTGTAGCAATCGCAGTGGAGGACATCAAACCCTTCATGCTCAAAGGTTTGGATACCGAACATACCGCCGACATATCAGGGGGCGTCCCCTCTAATGACAATTATATCAGGCATCTAACGCCAGACAGTAAAACGCGAATAGCGGTTATTGAATCCCCATCAGCACTGGTATCCGCAGGTGGGCCGAGTAAGGTCTTGGTGCATTATGACGCCATCGACCTCACGGGAGAGGTAGTAGCGGGTTCGGGATTGGCCAGCGGAGGAGTTAGCACCAAGTTCCGTGCCGACCATGCAACGGGCAACAAACCATATCTTGTCGTCAAGAAAACCATACCATCGGGTAGCGAGGTCTATGGGTCAAGAACAGTCTCTGATTATCTCAGGAGGCCAGTGACAAGCACCAGCACGACTGCCGTCCAACTAACTATCACCGCACCGGGAGGGTTGGTTAGCCTCCCCACCACCACCTTCAATGACAAACCCACATCTCACTCACTTTCATCCAACCCTACGGGCGACATCACCCCCTCCCCCTTCATCAACACAGAAGATACGGTTCTGGGCGTTGGGACGGGCATTAGAGGCTACGGAAGGCCAAAGAGTGTCCCAAGCACCAATACCCCCGATGAAACGGCCAGTAGCGACTATCATTTGATGCACCTCATGGGGCGCACTGGACTGGATCACAAGTCACATACTGCATCCAAAGTATTGCCATCCTCATTCCGTAGGGGCGGCCTATCTATTTTCGACATCATCGACAACGAATTGAGTGGTAATGAAAATCTGGTTTTGATCCACCCTATTGAACGCAATAGGTTCGCCATGCTTGATGATATTGCACATAATTCAAACTCTCCTACTGATACAATGTCCGCATCTGTCGAGAAGAATCTGATGAGAGGCAGAATTGAGGAGATTGCACCGCAGACAAGCGCGATGCAAGACTCAAGCATTGTTATCGAAGGTCGCTCCTTATTGATGGATATCATTGACCATCGTTCCGATAGAGATTTCAATCTCGGAGAAGGCTCGCCAGTGAAAGAAATTGGGGATTTGGGGACGCCTACGGTGACGATGACTCTCGGTGGTTTGGGACAAGGGGGCGTGGATATACGGCCCACATACGCCGAGCATCCTTTTCTCCCCGGTTGGAAGGACAAGGTAGTGGGAGCGGGCAACGCTTCAGTTAGGAACGATAAGCAGACATCCACTTACTATGCATCAACACGGGCCTTGACTGAGATTCCTTTGTTCCCATCTATGTTCTATGATGTCGAAAAGCGATTGTCATCCAGTAATGATTCAAGGACGGCATTGCCTTCGACTCATGCATTCAAGATGTCGGTTGATTGCACTATGGCTACGAATAGACCACAGATGGCGCAGTATGAATCACGCTTTGCGATAGATTGGGGGTTAAGGGGTCGCGTGTCGTCCATAGAAGTCACGGATCAAATGTATGATTTGCTATTCACCAGTGGCCGTTGGCTCATTCGTTGTCAGCGACCATCCGTGCAAGCAGTGGTGACTGTCGCACCATCAGGGGCAACCCTCACAGTCGATGATTACTCGGCGTTTCTCAAAGCCACAGGCGAACGAGGGGATTTAGGATATCAAGGAACGAATACTGATTATAACGACGATACTTCGTTCTATGTCACTATCGGAGAAGGTGTCCTGAATAGCGGCTACGGCATTGTTGCCAAAGCCGCCATTGGTGGTTCGGCGAATACCCTAACTTTGACTACATCAGAGATATGGAATCCTCTTGACACTTCATCCAATCCCAATGTGAATGTAATCACAGTGGGTATGACCGTAGTCCTCGGAGGGTATGCGATGTTGGATATGTCTCTGGGATCTAACCATTCATCTCCAATCATCATTGCGAAATCTGAACTTGATTTACAGGACGACAACTCCTACGACTCAGGCGGGCCTAAGATGGCCACGCAAATTGCTACATCTATCAAAGCCCTGTTGGGTAAGACCTCAGATGCCGTTCATGCGGATCCAGATAACGACAAACGATACTTGATTCTTGACGGGCCTAACATGGAAGCGTTTGAATGGGATTTGGAGGAGGCAAACGAATCATCCAACGATAGACAGTTAGTTCCACCTATTTTGTGCAAAGCGGTTCATTACTCGCTGGAGGGAAAAACGAGTGATGGTTCATCATTGGCGTATGTGCGCCCACTCGACCTTGACTTCTCGGATGTGGCTCTGAAAATGGATGATTTTGAGGAGTGCGTGAGTGAAGTCATCCGCCGAATCAATATGGCGGGCCACCCTCAAGCCAAGAATGCTGATGGAGGTAGCGCGTTCGACCCCCCTCCAATGTTCCCTCTCGTGACTGCCAACAAAGATACTGGAACGCATATGGGCTATGTCCGAGCATTCATTGGCTCGGAAACTGAGAGTCGGGATGGCGAAAAGGGATTCACCATAGTCATCCATAACACTGTGCCGGGTGCATCGGGGAGAAACTTCTGTGTATGGCTCAACAACAACACACCCTACGCATACCGCCCCACTAAGGTAATTGGTTATGGTGGATTACTGGCAACCAATAGCAGGTTATACCACCCTAACTCATTCCCTGCGCCTTTACCTATCGGAGCAGATGGTGAAACATTCGTGCCTATTTCCACCTTCCGTGGCGCACCACACGGTAGTGCTTTAGATTCCGCGGGGAATGTTCGTTCGTATGACGGGCTTGGGAGTATCTTCACAGCGACTACGATAACCCCTGCACTCGTCAATTCTCAGACTGGGGCCACCTCCACCGTGGATATGCTAACCTACAACAATACTACTTTCAATGACAGCACCACTCATTTCACCACGATAGCGATATCCACGTCTGAGGATTACATCAAACGAATCACTAAGATCCCATCGTCACTCTCTAAGGGCATTATACGAGTTAATGGACGCTTGGCGGATTTTGAAGGATTGTCGCAGAAATCAGCCACTGGGACTGGTTCGCCATTTACCTATGGAACTAATTGTTTCTTCTTACAGAACGTGACGCCAAGAAAGGACATCAAAGGATTCCGCAAGGAGTTCCTTGATGATAGTGGCGCGTTGATGGAAGGGGTCGAAATAGAGATTATCTATCCGGGTATTGATTCTCATGGGATAGTGTTCTTTGGCGGGGGTCACACGGGCGTCACTTTTGATATCAGTGATGGGACAGCCAATGATTACAGTGGGGATAACCCTCACCACTATGCCGTAGGCCCAACTGGATTCTCTGGTTTTCAGAATCTGCACCAAGTCAGCACAGCGGCTGCGGTGCTTGATTTCACACATATCACCAATAATGATACTATCAATGACAACACCTTAGCCGGAATACATCACAAATTAAGGATTGATTCAGATGGCGAGGTCAAGAGCAACGCATTGGCCTATCTCCGATTGAATACCAACTTAACCAGTGCTACTGGCTCTGCGAAGAACCAAGTCAATGATTTGCTGACTGAGGATTTGTATGGATCTCCCGTGCGTGTCACAGTTCAAGGCAGTAGCAACCCATTCTCTTATCACGCAGCGGGGCCAAGTCAATATGAAGTCGATGGGGGACTTGGGTTTGAGGGAAAACAGGCCATTGCATTCCATCATGCTACTGGGGGGCAGACCAACGCCGAGTATGGCCCGTTATCAGAACTGGATGTTAGAGAGGATTTTTCGATTAGTGTTTGGTTTAGGCCAAGCGCGGCAGGACAATTTACTGCTGATGAGCATACTGCTTCTGGGCCATTAGTATCAGGATTGGATTCAGGTGGTCGTCCGTGGGGGCTATACTTGTTGGGAAAGAACTCTGCCGCTACTGGAAGTGGGACGACAGATTGGCAACAGATTGCCTTTGCATTCACATATCAAAGGGAAAATGGAGATTATCGGGTAGTGTATAACGATGTTAATGATGGCGGAATACGGATACATAGGACTGATGGCTGGACAAACATAATCGTGAGTAAGACTGCAAACGACACAGTGGTTATGCGTTGTGGGAATACTGGAGCCGACGGACTTCGCTTTGGAGTCACTACTTCCGGCACAGAAGATGTCACAACTATGATCGACTTACTGAGTGGAACGCAAGGAGGGAGTGACGAAATCACACTGTCTGCAATAGCAAATACAGTTGATCTCCCTGCGAATGAGTTTGTCACCAGTGCGTTAGGTGTTGATTTGGGGAATACCCCTCAAGCAAATGCAACATTCCTCGGCCTTTCTGTGCATGAAAACATGAACAAATGGACGTGGAGTGGCGGGCCAACATACGGGGCATTCAGAATCTATGAGGATGAAACTGCGGGTAGCGGAGATGTTGATATGCTCTGTGGGACATATGATGGAACAAATGGATATCACAAAGCAACCACTTCGACTAATATCCAATGGCTATGGAACACCCATCTATCTGATGTTGCTATTTTCGGTCACGCTCTTTCTGCTACGGAGATGGATGAGATATTCGGTTCAAGGAGTGTATGGTAATGGCTCGGTATCAGAAACTAATCTATCCTGCAAAGACTCAACCATTAGCGGCGGCGAATGGCTATCCCCCAAGTGGCTTCTTCGCCATGCACATCACCTATCCAGATACCGAATACAGTGATGAGGTTATTGATTGGACGTATGGTGCTAACAGCGGCGGGCAATGGAGTCAGGGGCTAACTGTCGTAATCAAAACCCCACTTGCTGTTTCCAGCGTTAGTTTGCCGACAGAAGCAGATAACGTCATTACTGTTGATCTCTCAAGTCCTGCGAGTCAAGTAGCGAATCTGGGGACGGAGAAGGCCGCACGGATAATCGCGGCTAAGATCAACAGCCGCAGAGTCAAACAAGTATCTGAGAGGCGTAAGACGCGACTCCTTCGGGCGAGGTATGTCCGTATGTCGGGCAAGCCAACATACACAGGAAACGCATGGACGGCCGCCGCCGCACAAACACTACGAGTCAAGTTTGATGGGGGATATCGAAACGGATTCCCTTCTGACCTGCCGCCCAGTGGCACGATTACCTACAACGACGGCAATCACACGAATCTCTCCCTATCCTATTCTGCTATCACAGGGAGCAGATACGGGCCGAAGCGATTTGCATCATCCGCAACGAGTCAGGAGTCGATTGCCGACTTCACTATTACAGGAGGGACTCTTGAATCTCAAATTAACCAAGTGGGTAATGAGAATCCAGTGTATCCCGATCAACTCAGTGGGGCTACATTCTCGATAGCAGGAGAACCAGAGAAGCACACCGTAGTCCTATCATGGGAACAAACCGATGCCCGTGCTGATGGAGGATACTGGGCAGCGGCTAATGGTGGCCCAGTCATTCAAGGAATAGGAGCGGCGGTTCCCATATGGTATCTTACAGCAAAACCGATGGACGGAGGCAACATGGGCCTCCCTGCGACCAATCATGATTCACGAGGCTCGACTGCTGTCGCGCATACTGAAGGTCATGGGTATGTCCGATTCAGTATAGAGGGACTCAATTCATGCGACCTACCAGATATGCCCCCGCCCGATTACAATGTGAGCAACCCATCCATCTCTGGTATCACCAAAGCGGATTCGGATTCGGTGGGGTCAGGCTCAACTGGCACGGTCAAATTAGCAGAATTGGAATATGGGACTACGGTTCCAGCGTCAGGCAACGACTTGTTCTATCTCAAGAGCGCATATCAGACCAAAGCCACTTCTAATTCCGACAATATGCTCACTGGTTCCCGTGACGAATTGAACAACATGACATATGGGACTAACTTTCTGACGAAGGGGATTCAAGGAACGGGTAATCTGCATTACCCTCGTCCCATATTCTCAGCAAAGTCAGTCAATACTGAACGAGTCAATGGCCTCAGAATCAGCAACGAACATATGGTCTTTGAGGACATCACCACTACTGACGATCAAGGCAACGCCCTGACTCTCAAAGGTGGTTCGCCATTGGGTGTGGTCATCAAGGATTTCGCTGTTCAGAATGTGCGAGAGGATATCTCCACGGGTAAGGAAGTGACAGGGCCATCAGCCCCCGACGGAAAAACAACACCGAATCTGAATATCCAATTACCCGACCCCTCGGAGATACCCGGAGAGATATTCGTCAGGAGCGGTCACGACAGGGTTCAGGCGTGGTCTAACCTAACGTGGGGGCTTGGGGGGCTGACGGCTCCTGACCCCCGTCCTGCGGGTGTCGCAGAGGCATCAGGGGGTGTATCTCAGTTCGATACACATGACAGGATGCTCATTTTTCACTGTAAAAGGCTCCTACACGGCGATCTGACGGCCAAACATGGCCTCACCCCCCCTACCACCGCCGGAGCAGTCCCAAGCGGCTCCACGCGCCTCTATTCTGCACATCGTATTACCGACCACGCTGAGAGAGGGTCTGTCCTCACGCAGACGAACAACGGCACGGCCACTGGCTATCCCTACCCTCACCACCGCATTCGCTTCGCTCGTCAGGGCCACTCCTTCGTCACCCCCCTCACCCACCGAGGCACACCCTACGCCATGCGCCGACAGTTGCATAGGAGCCACGGTTCTGCGTATTCTCTGCTGTTTGAGGCAGAAACCGAACACAAACACTTCGGCTTTGGCTCAGGAAAAGCCAGCAATACAAGCACCGTGTTTGAATTAGACACGCTGAAGGTCAAGGGGGAGTCTGGTTTCAGAGCAACGGGATCTTTCTCCTCAGAGGGGCTACCTCTAACTGAATTGGACGGCTTCAGATTGCCTGATATCAAGGCGACTTACTCAGGAGTCACCCCAAAAACAGACTTGGACTACCTCATTGCCCCCGGTCAGGAGCATACTGAAACGACAGGAGTTGGCCATCTCGTGAGGCGTGGTTCATTCACCGAGCAGAGCGGTAGGGACGTAGGTGGGCCGACCAGATTGACCTTAGATGCTGCTTTACCATCAGCCACGCGATATAACGCCGCAAGCGAGTTCATGATTAACGGATTTATCCTCGGCGACTACACGATGGGAGGAGGTAGGCCCGTGCCGAGTATAATCTCAGCAGGGTCGAGCAGTGTGTTTGTTTTGGGCTTGGAAGAAGGGGTGATAGCCCCCCGTGTAGGCACAGAATTAGCCACCGTCCCCCCCCTGCTATGTCACGATCCTGAGTATCTGAACATGGCCGCAAGAACACCGAATGCGGACGGTATATCTGCAAGTTATGGAGATTATGCCCTACTGGACAAGACCGACACCGGGACGGGTGCAACCCCTGATGCCTTCCTCTGTTCATGGCTCGCTGAATACAGTCACCCTGCTTTGCTCGGCACAGTCCGAGAGCATTTCACGACTTTCAGGTATCGAGAGGCCGGAATGCCCCGCTCACTCGACTACCCCCCCACCAAAGGACTGTATTTGAGGAACCATTCAAACCCAACCACCACTGCTTTGGCGGTGAATGCAGAACCGTTTGAGAGAATGTATGTTCTCCAGTGGTTGCAGAACTATGGATACAACGGATTGAATGCTGGAGGGCATGGTGCAATAGTAGGTTTGAAGTCTGCGAATAGTGTCCTCATGGGTCATACCACTGTGCGAGAACCATCAGGCACTCTCCGCTTGCCTACCACATATCAGATCGAGAGGCTTTCAAGGGGTGAAGGTATAGGTGATGGGATAAACCCAGAGAAGTCTTGGGGGACTATACCCTACGATAAGGACACCGACAATGTAGTATTCACCAAACATATGGCAGTCATAGACTCGATGGTCGCATATGATATGAGCAGAAGGTTGCCAGTAAGAGCGTGGGGGTTCCGAACAGGGTCAGATGCATTGGATATGTTAGCAGGTGATCCGACTGAGAACCTAAGTGGTCAAGAACCTATATTCGGAAAGGCCAGATTTGATGGTGGCATTCACGACTCGGTGCAGAAGATACCTCATTCCTCATCACCATATGGTTCGTCATGGGTATTCCCCTCTGCCTACAATGGTGTCGAGAGGTCTATACCCATTGGTATGGTGCTGACTTCACACACCGCAGAGGCCACACCCTTCTCCAGTGTGGTGCGCGGGACTAATGCTAAACCCATATCTTCAGAACAACCTCTTGGCTTCGGGGCGTCATTAGGTATCGAATCACTTGGATTGGTCAAGCCTACTGCAATGGTGGCCGGAGGGTGGGAGGCCAAGATAGATTCCAATGCGGCTTCCACTGCCCCATTAACAGGCATTCCGATGAACAAAGGCAGTGACCCATTCATTGACCTCGTTCAATACACAGGGGCATCATCTTTCGCACAGGCCAATTCTAAATCAGCCGTTAGTTCGACACAGTATGGTGTTGGCGGGGGCTTCTATCACTTGCGAGGCAACGCCCTACACACTAACGCTTCTGCCGTCGATCACTCATCTTCCAATGTTCATTACCCCACGACAGGATGGGGGATAGCGACTCATTCTAATGCAACTATCAATTCACTAACTCCAACTCCCTTATCCGAGATAGCGGATCATAGGCAGGTTCAGTCGAGGACAGAACCGCGGCTTGGATTTGTTATCCAAACAGAGAATGAGCGCAATACAAACAAGAATACTGCATACGCAGTGACTACCACTAAGGCGGCATCGCTCAATACCGATTTGATTCTTGGGCAGCAATTCCCTATACTGCCGTCATGGTCTGTGAATGCACGTTTTACTACACACGCTATGACGATTGACCCCAGTAGCCCGTCATCCCAAACCATCTCAAACCCCTATACACTCCCAACATGGAGTCCTGACACCAACGCTGCAAAGGGAGGCACTGACCCTGCTGCCCCTCTCGTTAGACCCAAGACCAGTGCGAAGGATGCATGGTCTGTTCGTGGTTCGGCAGACTTACCTCCGTGGGGGGGAACATACATTCTGCGTAAGACATATCTCAATCGGACAGAGGAGGGTTCGCTTGCTACGGAAGTCCATGCTACGTCGGGGAATGCGGCTACTTCAGCACCGAGGAGAAAAACCGTCGATTACTTCGTGCGGCCCGTGAGGCCACTGAAGTTGTTTGGTTTCGCGTCCGATTTGCTACAAGACGGATGGGTATTGGGAGCAAGGTCGTCAGTGGGTGAAGCCACATTAGAGTATCAAACATTCACAAGAGACAATAGATATGGAGTGTTTGAATCCGATCTGGAACAGACACTCGGTAATCTGCAATTCCTTACTTCATCACAAGGGGCTTTTGAAATCGCATACCCCGATGCGAACGAGTATGATGTGGTATATCATTTGATTCCAAGTGCCTCGATGCTTCAATTCTTCAAATCGGATGCGGTTCGCAAATCCATAGATGGATACTTCAATCCAGAAGTGGAGCCACGATATTCACAGACCACTCACCCCGGTGGCGGAGAGGCGATTCACCAGTCTGAAACGAGGTATAGGAGCGATGGCTTAGGCACGAGTGGCGACTTCGCTAAACAGACTACACCAGAAGGTGGTTCGTATGCCCATATGGACACAGCCATGCGAATGTTCCCTCAATTCAAGGTAGTCAATCACTCATCGAACAATGTGATGCTTGAGGACGCTTCGCTGTTGCCCCCTGCGGGAACACTGTTTGTTGTAGGTGCAAGAGAGATTCATTATACAGGCAAGACCAAGAATAAACTCACGGGAGTGACGAACAGCACGAGTATCAGCGATTTGACGGGACAGATATTGAGATACTATTCTAACAACGCATCGGATTCAGCCACGCCATCTGCCCTGACTGATATCCGCCCACTAACACTCCCTCATCTCGTGGCTCCAACCTTCATCGACAATACATTGGGATTGGCGAAACAAGAATCGGGCATATGGAATAGATATGATTCGTCATCCAGTAAGGTGCATCCAACAGCATTATCCTATCGGGGGCTACTGGAATATGATCCAACGGATTTCCTCATGGTGAGCCAACGCCCATTCCTAATCGAGAATGGCAAAACAACCGCTCGCATCAAGAATATAACGTCAGCAATTACAACCATGCGTGTCGATGGGGATGAAATCACTTCGACCAATTTTCCACCATATCTATTCGATCCTGCGGGTTTCACTCTTAGAATAGCAGGGGTTGAGAAAGATGAATTATCCACGGCCTTGCTGTTTAGGAACATTGAGGGAGACAGCCTCGTTGATGCAGGGCTGACTGAAGGCCCAGTGCTAATGGGACAGAAGGGTTTTGTTGGAGTAAGGACAAGTGATGCTGTTCTAACTCTCCTGAATGATGCGGGAACGGATGTAGCAGGATACAATGTGACGCCAACGAAGTCATTGCTCAATAAGGATAGAGAAATATCCGCGACATTGGATGCACACCCCTCATTGCGTATAGCATCCGACCACTCCCCTGTATTTTCTGCCCGTAAGACACGGGGATTGAATATCATGGAACTGATACGCAATATGTCTCAGATAGATGGGAAACAGTTAGTGAATGAGCGAAATGGCGCACTGGTATATTCTTCAGACGCCTTTACGAATCGCGGCACACGGCTCAGTCTTGCGAGTGCGATACAGAAAATCAAGGTGAGTAAGATGTATGATTCTCCTAATGAAGTTGTAGTCATAGGCGATTCAATGGCAGCAAATGAACGGGTGTTCGTAGTCATCCAAGATCTTGACCGAATGAAGAAGGACGCCAGTAAAGGGGGCAAAAGCAATCTGGTCAAAACTCTAAGGCAAGAGATACCCGGACTCAAGAGCAACGCAGAGGCATTGAAGTTAGGGAAGTCTATTCTTTCTCGTATTGAAAACAGCGTCCCTCTCGTGAAACTAAGGGGTGCAATCAAATCATCTTCTATTCAGCCGGGGGAGATAATTGCACTTGACCTCCCTGCTCACGGCCTTCGTGGGGACTATGTGGTGTTTGAGGCCAAGCACAATTATGCTATGATGTCCAGTGATTTCACCGTAGCACAGTATGATAAGGGAATCGAAGGCATACTTTCTGACCTCCAAGCGGTTTCTGGCAACACCATGCCCCTCGATGAGAGTGCAGGAAATACTGTTGATATAGCCGAGGTATCTATGTCTGGAAACATCCGAGTTGTTGCAGTTCATAGGATATACATCCGCAATGTGAGTAATCAGGGCTTCATTATCGGTGCGAAACACTCTCAAGGAATGGGTAAAATCGGAGTGCGTGATAACAACAAGCGGGCGCGGGCCATCGGCACGAGCAAGTCAAAGTTCTATGAGGTGAAGTGATGGTGTTTGAACGGGCATGGGCTGTCGCTAAGGGCGTTGATTTTCGATTACCTTCACCTTCTGATAAACCACCATCATATCTTGACCGAGATGCAAACTTGGCGTTTCATGGTTCTCGACTCCCTAATTGGTATGCACACGAGAACCCGTGGGGGGATGATGAACTCTCGCCGGAAGATTTCGCTCAGTCCATAACAGATGAATTGCGTCGGAGAAAAGGAGAGTTAGTGATGGCTCCTCATATGGATTATGAGGTAGGAGATTTTGGGGATGCTTTGGAGGACTTCACTTCAGGAGGCTTCTTTGAGCGTCGTGATGAGCGAGATTCAGTCTTATTGGAATTAGAGAGAGCGGGTATGGTTAGGGCGTTAATGGATGCGGGCATTGTTAATCGAAGGGAAATATCCGACGCTCTCGATGAAACGACCTTTGCATCGGGGCGGGGTAAATGGAGTCCGGGTCAGATACAGATAGGTGGCCCCCCTGTATTTCCTCGGCAAACATACAGGCACGGGCCATACGGCACGGAGTATGCACAGGATCAAAATGAAAGACATAGATTACAACGGGAGCATGAAGCAAAGTATCCTGAGCCACAAAGAAGGGGATGGCTAACAACTCAACTTGGTGGGCCGGAGGATTAGTATGCCTGTTCTCGACTCACTCAAGGCCGCATTGACGGATCACCTCGCCACCCTCGTCACCCGTATGACCCTCGGTGCGAGTGGGGGGGATGCGTCGAGCCGTGATGGTGGGGCGGGTAGCCCTCAGATCACAGTCACCCCTCAAGTCACTAAGATAGACGACAGGACAGTGGCCGTGACCGCCACCTTCGATACACAGCAGTCCTCATCGCAGACCATCAAAGAGATAGCACTGCATGGCGATACCGCTCTCGACACCCCTGCTTATCGCGCCACCTTTATGCCTATCAACAAGACCACCACCAATGAAGTGCGTGTGGATGTGCTGATGGAGGTGCGATGATGTGTGCTGTTTCTGGCTGTGATAAGCCCCGTTTCGTGCATACCACGCATGATTTTTGCGAAGTTCATTATCAGGAGTGGGTTGATTCATATCTTCGGAGGGATAAGTAATGGCAAGTCTGGGACAGGGACACGAAACCGCATATCAATCATACCAGACTGACGGGTTGCGAGACACCGATGTTCTCGCCAGCCCCACGCTAACCAACTTTAACCAACGAGCATTGTTGAACGGAGTCATCCCCCTTACGCTGAACGCATACAATAGTGGCACACGCAACAACGCTATATCAGGGAACTGTGCCTGTGAAAAACAAGACTACAAAACGATAGATATCAAGGCAGGGACAGTCATAGTGGATGGCGTTATACACACCATTGCCGCGAGAGACATAGACATCACAACCTCTGCGTTATACGCTACTCACAGCACCCATTCTAACTTCACTGGCCTCAATGCCGCTAACGAGGAGGCCATACTACTGGTCTATTTTGACCCGGCCATAACTTCATCCTCTGGAAAGATTGGATTGATATGCGGGACTGTCATTGATACTTCCTCTGGCGTGTATCCGTCAAGCCCCTCTGCTCACTTGTCCAATCAGACTATTGTATTAGCATCGGCCCGTCTGCACTACGCTAACAGTCGGCAGGAGATAGCCTCGCTTGAGGACAAGAGGGTGTTTGTCCGACCCGGCCCCCTCACTCTCTCCTCAGTCATCAATTCAGGAGGAACAGCCACGAGTGATGTGAATAGTTTGATTTCAAATGTCACGGGCAATATGCCAATCACCGATCTTGGTTTCCTATTCGCTCGTGACCCCGCAGGACTCGGCGGGACTCCAGATGGCGCAGGTCAGACTCACTTGTTCTTCCAATCCGATCAACTGGTCACGGCACAAGCACCGACTGGTTCTGGTGGTGCGTATCAGATAACTCCCATCCATCGCACAGCAATCAAAACTGATACTTGGACAGGCGGTGCAAAAACCGTCACTCTATTGTATGACCCACTCCCCTCTGTGGAAACAACGAGTTCAAAGTTAGTCCAAGTCATGGCCTACGATACATCTCCCGGTTCAAACACAAAGCAATTCTTAGGCATACTCGTTCAAGGACAGGAGTTCTCAGTAGCGAACAACGTCGTGACTATCAACGCCGCAGGTGCGAACATTGGATATGGCGGTGCGTCGCATATTGAAATCACCTACACTCATGCGGGGCATACCTGATGGTCAAACCATATAGGGACAAGATAAGTCAGGACTGCCCCAAGTGCAGCGAACGTGTCTTGGCCATCAGAATCAATGGTTTCTATGCTGGTTCCCGTGACCGTATATTCCTCTGGGAATGCCCACTTTGCGAGGAAGTATGGCGAAAGACACGCCCTAAACTCAAAGAAGAAGTGTCCGAGATTGAATTATCATGAGCGATGCCTTTGAGGTTGCTTGGGACGTTGTGAAGAACGAGGAGAAGCGTTCGGGCAATCGTTTCAAGGGCTACTCAAAGAATCGTATTAGTGGTCGCGCAGAGCGGGCAGGTAAAGCACGGGCGTGGAGCCAGAGCCGCAAGGTGAAGCGAGGCAGGACACGCAAGCGATATGCTCGCAACAAAACACGAGGTAATGTCCGACCTAAGTTGCGTCGGCAGTTAGGTGCGGGCGGTGAGCGCATACAAGTCAAGAAAACAGACGAGAATAGGCCCACGATTCCAACCAAATGGCGAAGAAAAAAACCCACTGCGCGTGAATCACCTGAAAGAGTAGGGGCAGTAGGGCGTTCAATTTACGGGAGAGGTGGCAGCGCGGGCCGAACTACTGGCCCAACTGGTGAGCCTCTGCGTGAATCTCTCTATTGCATACGGCCTAACTGTGACAGAAAACTCTCTGACTCATCTGCTCGCAGACCAGCCCGAATACGACAGTGCGGTTCTTGTGCGAGAGTGCTTGGCCTGAAAGGTCTGGAGGACAAACGAATCGAGCATTTGCGCCTCATGCGAGAGCAGAGAGCAGGGGATACTGGCAGTGTTGATCCCGGTGATGTCGCGCCCACATGACCGAAAATCG